TTTAACGCAAATAGATACGTTTACATTGCTATTGATTGTATGTGCCGTACAGCCGCATAAAAGAAAGCTTAGTAATAGTAACTTCATTATGCTTCAGTAACTCTAATTGCTGTCACGCCACTTAATTGCGGTAAGTTGTAACGTTTGCTAGCTGGTTGAGTTGTACGACCATACCATCTGAATTCTTGAAAGTCAGAGTCATTATAAAGTGCATAACAAACTTTATTTGACTGATTGCCTCCAAGGCATACTAACTTTCCAGACTTTTTGTCACGGCCAACTACAAAACAAACATGCCCACCACCCTTTCGAGTTTTAATAGCTACACAACCGTAAGCGGGTTTAGCTAATTTTGTACCATAATTCACATAATCCAATGCACGGTACCAATGCTTAGGATAAGCAATTCCAGCTGATTTCAAGCAATGTGCAACGAAGGTCCCGCACCAAGCCGTTTCATCGTCAGCCCACCAAGCCTTTAGCTCCGAGAGCCATTTTAAAATAGTTGGGTTATGCTGTTTACCAGGTATTTCTTGAAGGCCAAGATGCTTTTTTGCTTCTGCAATCCAAGCTAATTCATCAGGCTTTGTTGGTGTTGGGATATTCAATAAAGAATTGATCCCTACTAACTGGCCTGTTAATTGCGGGCCATTAAGTCGTGGTTGAGAAATTTTCTTTCCAATCCATGACAGAACAAGCATCAAAGTACCAGTAACAAATGCATGATATTTTTCAGGAATAACTTCATAATCAACACCCCATTGTAGTGCTGGCAATAAAATTAGCATGATGAATGCACCTACGGCGGGTAACTTAACAGATAGATACTGCCAAGCATTGTTTTCAATTAACTTCATTCATCTTTCCTCTTTCGTAAATTATCTTGCTCTAGAGCTTCTAAAGCTTTGATTCGTAATTCGCTTTCTTTTTCACGTAATTCACTTTCTTTACGTTCTCTGCGGTCACGTCTCCACTGAAAAATGAAACTTATGAATAGGCCAACAACAGCCACTATTGCACCTGTATAGCTCAACCAATTAATTGAAGTTAAAGAACCAAATGCGCTTGCTAAACCACTCCAGAAGGTAGTTTTATTAGCAAAAGTTGTGACTGTGACTTCAATTGCCTGATGATCAGACATGACCTATTCCCCACGTTTCATTTGGAGCTATTTTTGCAAGTGTTATTGTTCTAAATAGAGTATGGTTCCAAATACAAAGCACGAAAAAAGTCTGAATTAATCAGACTTTTCTACATGAAAACTATCGGCCTCTACTTGCTAGGGCATTTAATCCCTTAATGACTTCTTGACCTAATTTTAAGAATACGTTGTGACGTTCAATTTCATTTTCTAAATACTTCTTGCGGTTTTCCCATGCTGATGAATTGAAGTAAGTACTTTCAAAACTCAAAGGCATTTTTAATGCATCCGATAAAGGCATTGGGCAGTTTTCAGAAATACTACTTGCTGTCTCAAGCAAAAGATCGGTCCAACTCTTTGATGATTCCTGTAAAGATGGAAGCGGTGCGAAATCGTGCAGGCGCGTCATCTGCACCTCTTTCCACTAAAATACCGTGGTTATCAACGCTTAACCGTAAATGTGTAAATAACTCATTGTTTAAATTATTAAAGTCTTGATAGCACAAATCAAAATCACTAGCTGGCATTTTCTTAATGAAATCTAGCCGCTGCTTAAATTGTTCTTCAAATAATTGAGGGTTTGTTCTATCCGGCAATAAAGCCAAGTGTTCATGATTAGAATAACTCAACTGAAATGCCATCATACAGGCAATCCATTCAGCGACATTCTTACAATTTGCCTCTAAGAATTCCGCTTCCATTCCAATAAGCTGTCTAACCGTAATTCCATTTTGCGTAGTTTCAGTTTTCCAATTATTTTCTGATTGAAGGAAAACTTTAGACCAGTCAGTGTTCACCTCCAACATAGTATTACTTTGTTTCTCAAGATACTTAAGTAGCAATAAATACCGCTCTTGAATTGTTAAAAGTAAAGGATCCACATTATCTAAAACTGACTTCACGAAAGCTGAAAGTCTTTTTTCATTTAAATTCGGGGCAATGATTGAAATTTTAAGACATTGCTCAAAACTCAATTCATGCATTTGAAAAGTACTTTCGCCTATTGGCACCGGATCAAATGTAATCATTATTTGACTCCATACAATGAATAAATATCTTTTGAATCCCATGCAGTTCGACTCAACAAACTAATATTGACGGCCAAACTTAACCGGTTCCCCTTTTCATCAATGGGCGCGACAATTGGCGCGGAAACGCTTTCAATAATGAAAGGCTTATAAGTTTTGCCGTGAGTAGTAAGAGATACAAACGGTGGAATGACACCTGAAAACAAGCCTTCTAAAGTAGTATTTGAATCATTGACAACATTCTGCAGTGTAGACTCAGAAGATAATGAAACTGGCACACTCCAAGCCTCCAATTGCATGATCTTGTCTTCAACTTCTGTTCTCGCATCACTAAAAGCCAAGAAAAAAATTGATAAATTAAGGCGTACTGATGATGTAGATAGGAATACTTGAGTTGTATTTACTTTGGTTAAATTTGTTCGCCCTTCCACACTCTTAAGCGCATTTTCAGCTGTTGCTAAAGGTCCTGATGCCATATCGCTTAATGCTGAAATAAATGGTGAATTTTCGCCTAGAGTAGCTGCAGCTTGAAGCATTTGCCCAGTTTGCAAGTTAGCCATTAACATAGGCATTTTTAGTTCTGGATTGCTATTTTCAAATGGAGTTTGCCATTGGCTCTCAATACTTTTGTCGCCGTCAGTCAACAAAGCACGAATTACTGGTGATGCTACTGGGTTTCCATCTTTATCACAAAGAGAAAATTCAGCATATTTATGCTTTGAAATTGAGCCATAAAAAGGATCTGATTCAGTACTGGGTAACTTAGTTTTTGCTGTATTAACAGCTGGTGCGTATGCTAAAGCTTTGGACATAAAAAAGTCCTACCATAAATGATAGGACTATTATTAAGGTTCTATTAATTAGTTTTTCAAAGTGGTTCCATGTTTATTTAATTTCACCATATGCTTTATAAATTGCTGCAATCCCCTTCTCGTTATTTAAGAATTTTATTAATTCTAAACTATAAAAATCACCAATTGGTTTCATAAGTTGGAATGTTGAAGGTATTGAAAAATATACATTCAATCTGTCGTTATAGGTACTGCATGTAAATTTAAATAATTTAACAGACTGTAATTTGATAGAGTTATAATTAAAAATTGCTGTACATTGTTGTATAGAAGAAACCTTAGAATATTGTTGTAAATGAAAAATGAAATTTTCTAAACTAGTAGCAAATCCGCCTCTGTAATATCTATCCAATCTACTAGTTTGAGGCCCAAATTAATATCGTCTTTACAAATATATTCATCTACACCATCTAATTTAAACCAATTTTTTTCCGAAATCATATCTTGAACTTGTTGAAGTTTCATAAAAAGTACCTTTATTTTATTAAGCGTTTGTAAGGTTAATTAATAATGGTTAATTCTTTTTTTTCAATAGAATAAAAAAAAATACGCCCATTATGAGCGTATTTTTTAACCGAATCTCAAGCAGCTAGATTAATATTGTTCTCTTGCTCAAATTCATCAATCTTCTTAATGATTTCAGCAGACTTGTTATATGGCATAACAATCTCATCAAACTCATTTACTTCTGAACCCCAGAATTTAAGCATGATATTCTTGATCTGAGGTTTATCAACGCCATCGCCATTGAAAACGTACTTGCTACGTTCAGTTCTAACATAAAGTTCATACTTAGCAAGCTGCTCGTCAATGCGTAGTTTTCTAGGAGGCATTGCGATATCCCGAATTTCTGAAAATAGATCCTCTACACTTGTAAGGTGCGTGAAGTCTAATTCTCGTGTTTTTGGAACATCATTAGAGCCTGCATGTTTTTCAATAATGATGATACGAGTTGAAACGGCGGTACCAGCATTTTTAAAGGTTGATTGAGGTAACCAGATTTCAGCTGTCAGAATTGCACCAGGTGTGCTTTCAATAAATTCGTCTACTTTAGAATCCATCGAACCACGTGGTACCAAGGCCACAATCCGACCACCATCATAAAGATGCCCAAAAGCCTTCTTGATATGTTGAATTGCCAAAGTGCCAGCATGACCAAATGGCGGATTCATCACAATCGCATGGTACTTATTCAATGATTCTAAAGATTCGAATGTATCAACAATTACTTTTGCACCTGTATTTGCCATTTGAGCACGACTAGCTAAAGACTCAGTGGGTTCAATCATTGTCAGCTCTACATCTTGCGGAACAAAACGACCAATAGCTCCATCACCAGCACTAGGCTCAAGCACAGAATCGCCAGTGTGTACCCCTGCCCATTCAATCATTTTGAATCCTAGAGGTTCAGGCGTTGCATACCATTCCTTACCTTCGCGGTTATCACGACTTTCAGAACGTTTGCCTTTGGCATAGTAGAATGTTAGTGCTTGATCAAATGGGGTTAACTTAGCAATACGGGCATTTTCTTCATCATATGCTTTACCACCAATACCATCATTTAGACTTGGCTCTTCATATTTAGCTTCTTCATAAGCCTGAATTAACGCTTCTTTGATACTTACTACAGCATCAGCACCTTTTGCAAAGTTATCTACTGTTTCTGCGCGTCCAGCAATCGTGTCTGCAAATGCAGCCCGTTCCCATGCAGTACCAGTAGTCAAGTATCTCTGAATAGCATTTGATGCTTGTCCGGTTCGATAGATACGCCCTTCCGTCTGTCTCAACTTTGCGGGCTTTGTTGGTTGACCAATATTAATGAGTACTCGCTGGTGTTTACCAGTTGTATCATGCAAGCTAATCCCAGTAGAACCAGCATCTGACTGCAGAATGAGAATATCGTGCCCGCTATCATCAGTATTAAATAACGCTACATTAGTTTCACGTTGTTGCTTTGAAAGACGGCCATTAAATAAAAGAGCATTAGGAAATGCATTCTTTAAAGTTTCAACAGGTGAATCATAATCAAGATTGAGATTTACTAGATCCGGTCTATTTTCTTTGAATGCATTATATTCAAGCTCAATATCTTCTCTAAGTGGGCTTTCATATTTTTCGATATCAAGCTTACTAATCAAGAAAGGTGCAAAACCACCGCCCTCGTTATAGTCATGAAAAATTACTACTTTACGACCTAATGCTAAGTGCTTTTTCACCATATCAACACAAGCTTCAGCTTTAATAGCTTCTAACAAACGGCGTCTTGCTAAGTAATCAAAGCGTTTTGCAATAATTTCGTATATGTTTTTAAATCGGTTGCCAGTAAATAGCCGATCATATTCTTGCATAGATGCATGACGTCCCCAGCCTGTTGTTGGTTTACCAGTCTGAGCAGCCCATTCTTCAAAAGTTCGTGTTTTGTGCCCTTCTATTTCTTTATAACCATTGCGAAGATAAGTTAAACCTTCATCAATAAGTTCACCAACACGAGAGCCAATTAGAATGAATTTACGATCATAGTCAAAATTTACTTCTAAATCCCGCCCAGACATAGCACCAGTGTTTTTAAGATTTTCGGCGAACTGTCTTTCAAGTACACCTGTATCCACCTTAGCTTCTGGTCGCGTCAACTTACCATATCGCTTTCGATATCCAAGATTTCCCATATAGAAGTGCTCTCGAGCCTTACTAAAGCCTTCAGCTAAATTACCTTGGTCATCAACAGATACTGAAGGAGACATATAATCAAATAAATAGCCTTCCGCCCAATCAAGTGAAAAGTGATAACTAAATGGCGTAGCAGATAAGAAAACAACTTTGACCTTACTTTTCTGGTGTTTCCAATTCAAATTCCAGATCTTTCGTTGTTCATTTCGAAGGATCTGCATTTTGTTATAAGCACTTAGGTATTGTTCTGTTTCTTTACCATCTTCATCGAGCTCTTCAATTGGCATCTGATCAGCAAATTTATCTTCAAACCATTCACTAAAACCATGCAAATGCCCGGTTAATGCTCTTAGTTTGTTTAATGCTGCAGTTGCTTTACCATCGGATGATTGCGATAGAGTATGTGCCTCATCAATTAATATCAGGTCCCAATGTTTGTGAACTAAAGTTTTATTTTGTCCAAAATTAGCAAAGGTTGTGACCACGACTGTGTGTTCATCACCGCCGTTATCTTTAATACTTTTTAATTTGTAAGCTTTGATATTCAACGGACTTGAGCTTTTTACAAAGTCATTTGCAATCTTATCATTCAAGGTAACAATCAAAATATTCTTGAGACCAGCATTAATAAAACGCTTTGCCACTCCAAGCCCAGTAAAGGTTTTACCTGTACCAGTGCCGTTAGTAAAAAGAATACCCTTCTTATTTTCCTCAATTAACCGCTTTTCAGTTTTTAAAACATCACCACGTTGTGCTGGTTGCAGATATGGCAAAGCTGCGTCAATATTTGAAGCATCGCTCCAAATTGTTTCTACATTATCTGCTTTTAATTGAGCTTCTAGCTTTTCATCTATGGCAGCTCTAACTGATTTAGCAGATTGTACAATTGATCGATCTCTTGCTCGTTTAAGAGATGATCTCTTACCAGATAGTTCACCGCCTCCGCTGCTGTTAATCCGGTTAGTACTGGCTCTACTATTTCCATCTGAAGATTCATTTCTTGGATTTCGGACGCTAGATAAACTTGCATCATTACTTTTTGATAAGCCAGAATTACTGTCTCGGAGTACCCCAATTTCTCCATCATTTCTGATTGCTTCTGAAGCCTCAAATTCATCATTTCCTGATCCAGTTGTAGAAACAATTGGTCCTCTGGATCTGAGACGAAATTCGCCAACTGATTCCACATCTGAATTGGTATTTGATACATATGTGAATATCCCTTTTACTAGTTGCTGATCTTCAGAAAGAAGAGAGTCTGGAATAGCTTTAAGATGTTTTGAACGTACTAAAATTTCACCCTGATAATAAAAGGCATAAGGGTCAAATTCTTTAGCTTTGGTTAATTTGATGCCTTTAAGCCCAATGACCTGTAGCGTTTTATTCTTTTTAGTGGTGTAAGCCTTTAGCTCTTTATCGCAAGCAAAAAGAGAAACAATTGTCTCTAATTGTTCAATAACATTTCTGGAACTGTTATTAAGGTGTTGGATAACTGATTCATCAATGTTTTTGATAGCCTCGTTATATAAGACTTCAATAACTTCATCCAATTTTGGAAAGTCACTTTCTTGACGGGCAAAAGCTAAAGCTTGCTTTGCTATAGACAAGTTAAGTTCTATTTGCTTATGGATGATAAGAAGGAAAAATCGAGCAATATTGCTTTGATAATGCATGAAATCAATCATGTAATAAATCGCAACCAATACTGTGTCTTTAGTGATTGGTTTGAGCTTTAAGATGGACATATATCCCTCAACATAGGAACTTTACATTCCTATGTTGAATGATCGTAAGTATCTAATTTTTAGTAGGTTCCAGATCTAAACATCTAATTCTTCGAAAAGAATGTCATTAATTTTGTTCCCTTCTTGATTTTCCTTTTCATTACTTTGATCAATTTTAGCTTTCAAAGCACTGTGGAAACGTTCAGCCCCCTCTTTCGTTAATCGAATTATTTTAGGGCTACTTGAACTGCTGGAATCAACCAAGGAATCGTACATTTGCACACTAATGAAATCATCACCAAGCACTTGTTGTGCATATTGGATAGCATCTTTTACACTTACTGGTTCAGGTTCACCAAACAAGCCTACATTACTACTATCTAAAGCCTGTTTCTCTGCAAATTCAGCTAATGCTTTAAATAACATACTCATTTTTTTTGAACTGCGGCTATTCTTGGCGAGAAATACGGCGAGCTCAGCAACACCTTCTCCTAGATCCTCAAAAAGTCCTTGCTGCTTTACAAACTCAACAATATCTTGATCATTTTGCTTTGCAGATAAAATGGTATTTGCTGCATCAATAATTGCATTAGCAACACGTTGATCAATGGATTGCTCCATTCCATCAACGATTTGATCTGATATATCTTGAACATTTCCACGACTTATAGCTTGCGCTTCAATAAATTTAGGCGCAGCAACACCAAGCGCATTAAGCATATTTTGAAGATCTGGTTTTGTATGATCAGCCATCATTTCTAGCAGACGATCATCATTGTACGCTTTACTAAAAATTGCGGCTTTGATTCTGTTTATCAGTGCTTGTGTTGGTTTTTTATCTTTCGTTGTGTACTGGGCAGCTTCTGTATCACCTAATTTACTTAAAAAACCTTGAATAAACTTTTGATTACTTACTGCTAATAAATCGCCATCTTCACTCGGGTTAAAAAGAGCCAGTAAATTCTCATCTAAACGTTTAGCATCAGCTTTAGCACGTTCAGTAGCTGTAAATGACAACTTATCATCTTGGTTAGCATCTATGGCAAATTGAGCTCTATCAATCTCAGTTGTACGAATACGTATCAAGATTGGTTTAGCAAAAGCCTGAACCTGCTCAGAACTAAAGCCAAAGTAATCGGCTTCATCAATCAACCATTGTTTATACTCATCTGCGGTACCGCGCTCATAGGCAAGCTTGATAGCCATTGTTCGGCCATTTCCTGATTCAACAACTAAATCATCACCAGTTATCGGTGCTCCCGTGTCTGCCCGACCTGAGCGGCCTAGGCTTTCGGGGTCTAAATCATTAGCAGTTTTCTGTACCCATGCTTGTGAGGATTCACGACTACGATCTCGTGGCTGCAATTCTTGCGGATAATTAGGGTTTTCCGCACCAGTTGCTGTATGAGATGCAATTACTTGATCAATATCAACTAAAGCGAATACAGTAGAAATCTTTTGTCCTTTGGCTGTTTTCACATTATTAGTTCTACCCTTCAAAAGCCCAGTAAAGGGCTGTTTAGGTTTAAAGAAACTAATCATTTGATCAATTACAACTAATGGATTTTTAGCAATATCTTGAGTAGAAATTAGATTTAAAGTTGTCATTAGATATTCTCCGCTTCCATTTTTTGCACTTGATTCAAGAGTTCTGTCACCGCTGGAATAAGAAGTGGATCATTTAAGTCTTTTTCTGCTTCATCTCGAATTTGCTCTAATAACTCAAGATTAACTTTAACCTGCCCTTCAATTACTGAACGGTAAAGTTGATTACCTTCATCATTTGTCGTAATCGGCTGAAGATCTTCAACTTCTGTCGGAGCATTTAGTTCTTTAGATTCATCATTATCTGAATTTTGGGCTGGCTCTTTATTACTGAGGCGATCCGCTAAATGTTCATCTGCCCATGCTCTTGAATATTCATAAAATGCTGTTAAATATTCTGGTGAACCTTCGGCCCCATTCCAGTTTTTTAAGAATTCACCACGGCGATCTGAAACCCAAGCCATAAAGTCTATGTTGTTAGAATCTTCAGGATTTTCCAAAGTGTCTAACCATGCTTGCATCATTTTGTTTTCAGCTATACCAGCTGCACGTGCTGCTAAAACTTCTTCATCTCTTTTTTGTTTAGCTTCATTTTCGGCATCAATAAGTTTTTTTGCTTCTAATTCTGCTTGCTGTTGAGCCAAAGCCTGGTCATCTAGTTCAGAAATCCATTCACGTGCCCAAACTACCGCATCAGAGTCCCCCTCTAGAGCCTTATTGATACGTTCAAAGAATGCTTGGTAACGTAAACCATCTTCACCTGCCCATTCAGGATCAGCATTTAAACGCTTTAAATCGGCTTTTAAACGTGCGGCTTCTTCATCAGAAATACTAACTGGTAACTCATTATGGAGACTATTCTCTTTAATGATTCCTTCATTTTCCTCAGATTGCTTGGTTAACAATGTATTTTGCAACTGATCAAATTCGTTTAATAAATTGGAAATTTCTGCACTTAAAGAATTTAATTGACTTTGTTTTTGCTCGAGGCGTAGTTCAGCATCTGCTAAAGCCTTGGCCTTTTCTGCTTTTTTAGATTGTAAACGCTTAAAACGATTACTATTTTGGTTAATCAACTTCATAATTCGACCAGCGAGAACTGGAATTGAAATTCCTTCTCCCTGATTAGGCTGGATTGCAGCAGTAATATCCCGATTGTTCATTAAAATCTTCCATGAAATTAATGAATCTGCGGGACTGATTTTTTTTGATAATCGATCTGGCTTATGAAAAAGGATTGTGAAGTTTTGGCCGTCATCAAAATCATAAGTAAGCGCAATTTGAAGGACTTTTTTATGCTTAAAGGGCTTACTTTCCGTAACGTTAACGATTTTGACGCCAGTTTTTGAAAACTGATCCATAGAGTGATGCAAAATTGCAGACAGCTGCTCTAAATGCTGGTAATCAACGATAATAGAGTCATAATGCGCTTCTTCTACGCCTAGACTAGATAAAAGCGTAGGTAACCCATCAAATTTACTTAATAATTGGCTGTGATCATCATTTCGTTGCATATCTAATAACAACTTAGAAGTATCACCCTCATGAGAAATTAAATTGATTCCATCCCATTCAGGTTTTTCAGCTGCGACAACATTTTGTAATTGTTCTAGTTGCCATCTTTGAATCGGTTTTGAACCCGTCAAATTAAATTGTTGTGAAGATAAATGGCGCTTAAGTCCAAATTGATTTGTTTCAATAACATCTGTAACACAAGCATCAAACATTCGGCCAAATTGTAGTATCGCTAAATCAGCTGCATGCTGGTCATCGATAGCGCCTAATACCGCAACAGAATCAAACGCATCTATCCCACCCTTTTTACCTTTTAAATTTACAACACGCCAGAAATCATTTTCCGTGTAATCTTCAGTGACTAAAGCATTAATTTGACGGTAATCACCCTTAATAAACCCAATTGAACAAGCACCACTATTCACCATGGAGTCAAAACCATGTACTAATCGGCTTTGATGTGGTGCGTGTGTTTGAATGAAAATTGATTTAACACTCACGGAGTTATCCTCATTTTAGTTTGAGGATATTTTCTCAATTAGGTGAATCTATAAAGGCAATGAGTTCCATAGCTTATTTTAAGTTGGGAAACATTTTGACGAAATTTAAAGTAACAATGGCATGTGCTTTATTAGAGGCATCAAGGGGCAAATTGCCTGCTTGAAGTGAAACTAGATGCTCAATTTCAAATTGGTTCTGATTTCTTGCAGCTTTATCAAAAGCATATATTTTTAATCTCATTAAGTATTCAATTGGTGGCGACTGAGTACCATCTTTATTAAACATTATTTCTTTTATAGCTTTAGCACTATTCGCAATAGCTGCTTCTTTAGTCTCAATAAATGAAATGCTCAACTCATTTGAAGCATTACCAGTTACATGGTTGAGTTGAAAATGCCCCACATGCACTGCATCGGTTTGGGCATCTAGTAGTGATACATCTACATTATTGGCTAACCAAGCAACTTTGTTTGAAGGATCAAAAATTGGAATATTTGCTTGAGCAATTTTACTGTTTGCACGGTACGGGCGAATTTCAATTCCAAAATGGGCCGCTGAAAGTGTCCCTAATGCGTAAAGTTCCTGATAATGTGAAACAGCTCGATCAACAGTTAGACCAGACCACAAGACAGGATTCTTAGCAAAACGTTCTTTAAACGGATTTAAAACGTTTCCCAAACTGTTATTTATAGTTTTATTCTGTGTTTCGTATTCAAAAAAAGCCATTATTCTTCATCCTCTGGAAATTTACGGCTCTTAGCAATACTTTCAGCTAATGTTAATGCTTCCTCATATTTCATACCTGTATCGCGCTCAAGAATGTACGCCATAATATCTACATCTAAATTTGATTCTTTCAATGATGCGATTACTTGTGTTTTAAGTAATGTTGTATTCATTCTTGATTGAGCATTGTTGATTTCTTCCGTAGCTGCTGCAGTTTGGTTTGAATAATATTCAACTTGCCAAGGGTAATCTTCAGGCTCAAATTGTTCGTTATAAGCAAAACCCCAATCCAAGTGAAGAATTTGATTAATCCCTTCGGAAGCTGCTGTTCGAATGTCTTGTGACCTACGCATGATTTGTGCAGAAGTATGGAATGCTCCACCTTCTCCAATACCACCAGTTAACATGTCAGCCCACCCTACCATACTTGGGTCTAGACCTATACCGCCCATTAACAAACGGACATTAATCATGAACTGTTCAATATTAATAGGTGAGCTTCGTTGATTCTTGATATCACCCACTGGATTTAGAACTTGTTTTTCATCAAATACTGGAAGCATGTGAAAAGCAGTATTCCAGACTGCTTCACCACCTGATAAAGCATCACGGACATAAGCCTCATGATTTTTAAGTAAACCTTCCAAACCACGGATATAGGCTTGACGTTGTGCTGGCGGCATTCCTGACATATTTACTGTCAAGAACATCTGATTTACGGTATCTGCAATTTGCTGGCTATTCATAGATGCCAAAGCGAGGATTACATCATCATAAATATCTTCAATTTCATAAAGAAATGAGCCGCCTAAATGCGCTGGTAAGATTGGTAGCTCATCTGGATCATCACCCTCCAACATTTTCGTGACAAGACCAGTTTCAACAAGCTCATATTGAGCAATATTGCTCATACGGGGCATTTTGAAACGTACCATTTGAATAGTATTCAGTTTGGTAATAGTTTTTTGCCAATTACGAGGATCTAAACAAAAAAAGGCGACAGTCTTACTGCCTTGTTCGAAAGGTTGTATTAATGGTGGATAAGTATACTCATTACATACGAGGTCAATTACACCTTTATCTTTTTTCCCGTAAATACGTGCATAAGAATCACCAAATGAAATTGCATCTCGGGCTAGCTTGCTTAAATACTTATTGATCAGCTTTTCCATCTTTACACGGCGCTCATCTAGTTGTTTTTTTAGTTTTTCAGCTGCTGGTCCATTCGCCTTTTTTAACCGTTCTGCGGGCGTAATAAAGACTTGTTGGCCGCTATAAGAATCTCCGCCTAAGGCTGCAGAAACATGAATCCCCATACCCTCTGCGATAGGTGCAAAGCGTAACATTCTCTCCCATTTAGTAAGAATTTCTTTTCGAGTACGCTTCTTATTGGCTTTGGTTTGGTTAGTCCCAAGTGAAAACGGAGCCATAGTTTCATATAGCTGCGCTGTTGCATCCTGATTAGACGTATCAAATTGCTGATCATATGAATTAACATTTTCACCGAGTAACAACGATAAGAACCGAGAAGACATAACTAAGCCAAAATACCTAAATAATTAAGTATTTTGATGACTAATAATTTTTAACTTTTAGATGGGTTCCAAAGTTAATTGGAACCGTACAGATTCCATTAATTAACTGCATGCAATTCTATCTGAACAAATTTCTTATCTAATTAGAGGAAAAGCTCATGGCCGAAGTTAAAGTATTTAATGCTTTGGATATTGAATTAGCTCAAAAAACCCAAGACATCGTCAATGCTCAACGTTTTAACAACCGTCCTGCTTTCAAAACATTAAATCTAGGCTGGGATTTAGAGACTGGTCGGTAGCAGTAAATTACACATTTGTAGAAGAACCACCAGTTAATGATCAGCCTGCTTAAACATGAAAGCCCCTAATAAGGGGCTTTTTAATAGCCAGTAATATCAACTATTAAATGACTATGAAATGGAGAATAGAGACTAGCTGAAGTATTCATACCATTAGCTAGTATCGTATATCCCCGAAGAATCTTACCTGAGAAAGTTGGATCACTATATGAGTTAGTCTTTATAGTACAGTATGAATGCATATAAGAACTCAAACCACCAGCTCCCCAATAATATTCATAATGAGCTGGACAAGCTAAAGCCAAGCCATAAGTCTTATTAGCATTATAATCAGGTATATCTGATAACCATGAGCTAAAATAATTTGCACTGCCTTTTAAATAAAAAGTTTCTGCTTTAACTACTTTTAAAGGATTGTGGGAGTTAGAAAATACAATCTCACCTTTACCATTCTTAATTAGTAATTTTGGCGAATGACCACTTTCTAATAAAGTAATTAATCCAAATACATAATAAGTTGCTTTTGTAAAAGGAAAAGTATTCTTATATTTAAATCCTCCTTGGTCGTCTAAGGTGTCAAAAATTACAGTTATTTTCCAATTATTTGTGGAAGTTTCTTCATATCTGACCTGCATCACAGAAACGCCTGTAAATACCACAATTGGTCTTTGTAAAGATGTAACATTCAAAACATGACACTTAACGTAACCAGATACAGATAGCACTGCAGGAGGTAATGGGTCTGAAGAAGCGACTTCCCTAACAAACTTATTTATAAGGTGAAAGTTTCTATAGCTGTCGTCAATTATTGTCACTTTATTATCATTGAGAATTTTGATGTATTCAGCCATTAGCATTTACCTATATGAATACTAACCGTTTGCTGAAAAGCTGTATTGTAATAAGCTCTACAATCATAAATTAATAAATAAGATGAAGTATCATCCATTTGATTAAGTATCTTATCGCCCAGCTTAGCCTCAATAGCCATAGCTTTAGTCAAAATGGCACATCCCATACCATTTGAATAAGACTCAACTACAGCACTATTGGCAGATAACACTTCACCAGAAGCTACATAAGCCCACCATCTTGGATGATTTTCAGCAGTATCTAGTTTTCGTACAATTGTGTCCATAGATGAACCTTTCGGGAGGACAACACTTAACGTTTCTGTATACATACTAAGATTAGATGTTAGATCAAGGACCACGTTGCCACCGAGGTCCCTTAATAAGAATGTAGCCATTTATAAACCAATATAAATTCTCTCAATATTGTTATCGTCATATAACTTTAAAGCGGTCCCTGAAATGACCATTCTTGCTTTTTGAGGCTGACTAGGATCTTTATAAGTAATTAAAGTCCCAAGTTCACCAGTTATGGCACTTAACTTGTCAACATTGAATAATTCAGCTGTAAGAGACTTGGCCTTAAAGTTTGCGGCTGTCAAATTCTTAATAAATACATCACTGTTCATCACAACTTGATTGTCTTGGATTATGAACGGCATATATTTAGTAGAAGAAGTACCGGTTGTGAAGAAAATCTTATCCGCTTGGAAACCTATAGAACTGAGCACAGTTCCATTCGTTTGCTCACTGACCATAGACATTCCAGAGAACACACCATTATTGTCCATTCCCATTACATACTTACCTTTCACACCATCGATCAAATCAGCTTGTGATTTAAGCTTGATAGCATTTTGGCCGTAAACAGAAACCAAAGTTTGTAAAGCACCAGCATATGCCCCCACATCAGTTGTATATGTGGTTTTGAAATTTTCGAAATCAGCTATGTTGTCAGCATCTTCAATATCGATAAAGTCTAGATCCACTTCACCAGCTTTACCTGAATAGTTACCAATGAATACTGGTGTAAAGAAAGCAGCTTTATTTGCGAATGTTTTAGGACTTAGTAGAGTGCCTGCACCTGCACTTGCACCAGCAGACCGTCCCTTAAAATAAGCAGTACCAGTTATCCAAGTTCCCAACGCTGGTGCGGTACCTGCAACTAAATAATGACTTGAACTGATATCATTGATTTCAGAGTTATCTTGAGCAATATATTTTGTTTTATTGGCGTTTTGACAGGTCGCACCAACATAAACAACTCCGGTACCACTTACACGGCGGAATCTATACTTAACTCGGTAATATTTATTGTCATCGATAGGCAAAGATGTGAACCAATTTAACCAGGCTTCATCATTTCCTACGTTATTACCAATTCTTAGTGCATATCCCCCACGACATGTTGAATCTGCAACTAAACTAAGTTCAGGCTTATTCCCACTTGGAGTTTTTACTAACCAATCTTTTTGCCATGTTTCGAGTACTGAAGCCATGATCTTTTGACCATTTGCAGAATACAGTGCAGACATTCTTTCAGTTGAAGATGCGATTGCTTCATTCGTCTTGGTAGACGTCATGTAATCACGCTCTAAAGTTGCTTTTGTCGTGGATGCTAAATCCTTTGCAGAATCAGCTATTTCTTTTGCCTTTTCAGATATTGCACGTACTAATGCTTGTCGTGCGTTGTGCACATTAGCAAAGTTGGTGATGAACTGGTTTCGGTCAATCGTACTAGTTACATTCATATTTGCGAATAAACTAGCCAAATATGTATTTAAAGTACTGAATGCCGTGGCATAAGCAGCTGAAGAGATTCCATAAGTGACCGCTTCAGCTCTTAAGCTTGTATCAGTTTGATAAAGTGTATCCCACACCAACTTTGCCTGTTTTTTCTCAACTGGTGTGAGTTTATTATCAGCAGCAATATCACTTAACTGAGCCATTGGAACATCCACTTTGGCTTGTGAACCTGCAGTGGTTTCCATCATTGAAGTCACTGTAAATGGCGTAACAGACTTATAAACTGATAAATCCGTTTCAATGGCCGCCGACCAACCATCTTTAAAGTAATCTGGCGGATTTGTATGAGTAATTGTTGCTGATTCGACAGTAATAGCTGGGTAAGACCAAGCATCTTTTTTGGTAATTAAGATACACACCTTATTATTGCTATCTAAAGCTAGAGCCAAGCCTTTAGTCGTAGCATTATTTTCATCTAAGGTAATACCAAAAGAACGTGACGTCATATTTGGGTAAAATGGCAATGTTGAGGTATATGCATAGAACGCCAAATCCAGATCGAAGATATTATCTTCTTTGTTATTGTAGTTATAACCTGAAATTTTAACCTTGGTCATGTACGCGCCAACTGTAACTGGTGTCTTAATAACCAAAGTACCCGAAGTCGTGATTGGTTGACGCCAAGTTAAAGGCTTAACGAAAATTTTACCCGCACCTGAACTCAATGGCTGCACACTCATAGCATTGGTATATTCAGAAGTAATTTTCTGTGATGATGCTGCAATTGCACGCTCAACATTAGTATTTGTTATATCTGCATTCAGAATATAAGCGCCGTTCTTACTGTCTAATTTTGAAGACATCTCTGTAAGTTTGGCCGCCCAAGTTTCTTTGAAGTTGGTTAATGTTGAAATAGAGTCTGTTGCTGTAGAAACAAAATCTTGTAAAGTCGGGTCAGCTGAAGCGTAATCAGTTACATCATATTGCTCAATTTGAGCTAAGGTCCAAACTAACGGTGCAGTAGCTGTTGGTGTAGCCCCACCCGCTACATAAACATGTCCTGCGTTTGAGAAAGTACCTACCGCACCGCATTTAATCATTCGAATATATGTTTCGAATTTGCCTGTACCTTCAGTACTGCCAATGAATCGATCAATTGCACCTGTCCCCATTGAGTTACCAGCATTAACTAACTTATATCCAATTGGTAGTTTGATTAAATATTTAATGACAAAAACAGCATTTGCACGGCCATTAACAAGCTGGTAAAAGCCACCACACGAGGGATTAGCAGCACCAATTGTTTTAATTTCTAACTCATGTGTTGAAGTGGTTGGGTTGTCAGAACTTTTCGCGACACGTGTAACTGTCACGTTCCCATTGCCAGCATTGTTATAGACAAATACAGCATTGTTACCCTTCTTAAAATTTACGTCTCCCTGCAACAGTTTTCCATTAGTAATCATCATCGCCAGCATAGTTGTGTTTTCTAATGCCGAGCCAAGATTATTTGTACTTGTTTGAAGCTGCGAAATTTCAGTATTCCTAAGTGTAGCTAGATCTTTTGAAGTTTGGTCAGCTGTAGCTTTTGTTGTTTTCACTACAGAGGATAAGCCACCAGGTACAGTTGCATCATATTGTTGAATTTGCTGAGTTATAACTCCCTTGTTTACATCAGCCTTGATAAAAGTATCTTCAACAAATTGAGCATTTTGTTTAAGAGAGGATCTAAAACCTCCTTTAAAATTAGGTGCTGAATTACCACGGCTAATAAACATATTAGTGATAGTAATAGTTCCACCCGAAGGAGCATTATCAAAACGTAAACCTAATGGAATAGCTTCATAAGCAGAGGCTTTTAAATCTGATGGGAAAATACCTGTTAGTTCTATTTCACCACTTGCAGCTACAGTAAAAGCTGGTAATCCCACCCCATATGTAGCACCATGAAATTGAATAAGACATGTAGCTCCGACTAAACCAGCTGTCGCCGTATATTTGATTCTTGCAACAATCGGATCACCTTTATCAATTGGAATTTCCTTGTGTTTATATTGCAACTCCCAAACAGCAACAGTACGGTTTGTACCAGTAGCGATACTTAAATTTTTAGTTTCATCGCCAAGTAAAATCCAGTTTTCTTCTGAGTAACGTAAAATATCAAGTTGTGCTTTAAAGACTTTGATTTCCTCAGCAAATACTTCTTTCGCATCAGATCTAGTAATTTTTTCTTGAAGAATTTGTGCGTGGTTTTCCAATACTTTTTGTAAGTTTCCGCTGTTGTTTGCTAGACCAATAGGAATACCACTAACAACTTGCACAGCAAGCATGATTTGTTTAGCACCATTCGGCCCTGAATCTGGTGTTGCATGCAATTCAATACCGCGGCCAGAGCCAATTCCCTTCTGACCAACTAAAATATATGCATCCCGCCCCGTTATTTGATCAAGTGTGAATGGATTGGCACCTAATGAAATTAGTGCATTCTTAACTGGTGCTAGGTTTACACCAATACTGTCGTAGTTTGTAACGATAACAAAGGTGTCATTTGGAATCGCAGCAATAGCGTTACTCATTGCCGTAGAATTTGCTACAGCTGCATAAGTATCATATCTAGTTGAAGAAGCTATAGAACCATCAGCTGCTAAAACATGGACTGAAAAACCACGTGCTGAAGCTACTGATTTGATTTCACCTTTTAAGTTTTTAATCCCTGTGAAAAAGCCATTCCAGCCACATGAATAAACACGATAATTGAAAACTTGACCAAGGTCCTGATTTAATTGTTTATAACTTGATTCCAAGTTATTAATAGACTGTGTAGTGTTCTGTTGATTATCACTAATAGTTGAATTAATTTCCTGAAACTTACCATCTACAGCAGTTTTATTATTGTCTACAGTAGATTTTAAAGTCGCATAATTCTCTGCAAGTGAAGTAATCTTTTCACCGTTTTTTTGAACATCTGCTTTAGTACCTTCAATTGCAGAAGCATTAGCTTCGAGGGCCTTAACAAGCTCACGTGGGTTTTTTCTAAATCCAGTTGCTAACTCCCCCTTTTCGATTTGTACTTCTCTAATTGCAAAATCAGGGGCAAATCCAGTCAATGCATACAGGATAATATTAATATTCTTTAAATTGGCTACATTGGTATTGAAGGTAAAAATACATAACGTTTCTTTATCAGTATTGATTTGCCATGAACTGCCAAGTTGATTGTTACTTGTTCCATCAAATCTATGAATAATTAATAGCAAACTTGTTTGAGCTGGAGTGAGAGATTTTGCCTTAAAAGATAAGGTATATGTTTGATTAATCTCCAACCCATCTTCTGACGTGAGTTGTTCAAAAAAGCCTTTGAATGCAGTTGTTGTATTTGTTGAGCTAAAACGTCCCCAATTTGCTCCATTCTGGTCTTTATACACCTCCATGATGCTACCAGCTACGTTTGAGTTTATACGCCAGTTAGACAAAGCAAAAGGCTGTGTAAAATCTCCGTTTTTAATTATGTTGTCACCACCACTTGAAGAAATTGCAGCTTTGATAATTTTGCTCTCTTCAGCAATAGCTTGGTTAGTTTCTGTTTTGGTGTAGCGAGTACTATCTAGTGTTGCTGAACTATTAGTCCACAAATCGCCAAATTTTTGACGAAATTTAGCTTCAAGGGTTTCAGTTGCAGAAGTTATTGCTTGAGCAGTATCTGCTTTAGAAGAGTAATCCTTAATTAGAGTTGAAGTACTTACCTTATCATTTAACGCTTTATTATTACCTTCATAAACTTCTACCCAATGCACTGTAGTAGTGGCATTAGCATTTGCTGAAGAATTTGGAAAACAATAAAAATTAACAACAGTTGCGTCTGTTCTAGAAATTGTAGTTAAGGTAAATTCGTAGATATCTTTACTAGCTGAAAAAATAGGTGCATCTGCATTAAATACATTACCTCCGCCAATATATACACGCAAATTGGCTGCATTGTTCCCTCCATTATCAAAGGTAACTTTTGCTCTGACGGTAACAGTAATACCAGGTGCATTTAAACTTTTTGCTAAAGGATATGATACTTGTAAATAACCACCCGTTTTACTTTTTTCGACATTACCCCCGATAACGATGTTGTCAAAAGCCTTACCACCGATACTTGTTTTCAATGCTTCGGTCGCAGTTGATATTGCGCTATCAACATCAGATTTAGTCATCCGGTCGGAAATTTGTTTAGCCTGTGCAGCCAAACCATTTACAGGATCATTAATTGTTGATTCTAAGTTTTGAGTTTTTTTAGCTAAAGCAGTACTTTCAGTAACATACGTTTGTTTAAATTCATTTAAATTTGCTGATACTTGATCGAATGCTGCATTGAAGTCGTAAGGACTTGCAATCCAATTATCTGTAGTTATGAATTCCCCTTTAACTAACACAGCCCAATACACAGTACCAACACTTTGCTTGTCTGCAGTTGGTCTGCTAAGCATATAAAAGTTAACTTCTTTGGCGGTACCAGCTGAAGTCTTCGTAAAAGTAATTTTGCTTATTACCTTACCTGAAGTGTTAATAACCTGCTGTAAAAACTGACTTCCTCCACCAGCATATACAGCTAAATTTGAGTTAGTGTCACCAGCACCACGTGTATGCTCTGCACACCAAAGAAGAGTGTACTTTGCTCCTACTTCCCAGTCTTCACCAAGCTTATAGCGTAAATGAGGATATGAAACGCCATCGTAGTTTCCAACTACATTAGAGTTAATCAACAAGTTCGTACCAGCCGGTGCGGACTTATTAAGATTTGCAGATAAAGTATTCGCCTGTTCTGTAACAGCTTTAATCAGTCCAGCTTGTTCAGATACTTGAGAATTTGTGGTTTGTAATGCTTCAGTTGAGGCTTTTTTACTTACTTCGGTGTTGGTTATTGTTAGATCATTTCTAAGTTTTGAAATATCTAAACTTTGAGACGATAAAGTATCACCATGCTTCTTCACTTCAGCTTGAGTAACTTTAATCGCTTCCGCATTAGCATTTAATGAACTTTGAGTATCCCGTGGGCTTGGGCTCCACGCTGTAGCTTTATTACCAGCTTCGATCTGTAATTTTTGAATTGTAGGAATTCGGCCTGTGCCATATGTACCATAAAACTCAATAGTCGATTCAGTTGTGCTACCAGTGTGTAGTTTAGGAAACACAGTAACTTCAAATTTTTGAAATTCACTTGCTTTGGTGACTGTTACGGAAGTTGTGAAGAAATGAGCGGATCCATTAGATGAATATACTTGTACAGTTCCAGCAACCGGTACACTCATTTCAAAAGAAATCGTTACTGGCTTATCTAAATTTTCATCATAAAAAGCTTTCAACTCTTTGCTACGTTCATACATTAAGTATTCACGGCTTGTTGCTGCTGTGGATGTTCGAGGTGCTTCTGAATTAGCTACGGCGTTTACACCACCAATCTTAATGTTATTCACTGCAGCTGTAATATCAGTCGCCACACGCCCCATGGCACTTTCGAGATCACTCTTTGTAGCTGTTTTCAATAAAGCTTGGGCATTGCTCTGAATACCTGTTTCTGCGTTCTGCATTCTTGATTCAAGCTTACTGGTCCTTTCAGCTTCAGCTTCTGTTCTGTTAGTTGCTGTTTTGAATAAATCATTTGCAGTTGCTGTTGCATCATTTGCAGAAGCTAAAGAGTTGTTATCTTCAACAATAATGTAATTAAGCTGACAAATTCCTGTCTGGAAATTGTAGTTTGCAATAAACATTGGGGCATAATATTCAGCTTGTGCTGGGAAAGTACGTGGATTATCAATTGTCCCTAAACCAGTTGCCGCCCCAATAGACTTACCTTTCATGTATAGAACTACTTCTTGCCACTCACCTAAATTAGGCTTAACGGCCGACAATAAGTAGTTAGAAGATCCCATATCACCTGCAAGGGAGTTTGTAGTCGTTACGTATTTACTTTGGTCTGCATTTTTACATGCAACCCCAAGGTAAATAGTTCCAGATTCCCCAGCTACACGGCGGAAGCGAGCACGTACCCGATAAAGCGTATCTGGATTAATCTTTACAAACTCATTCCAGTGAACCCATGCCTCATCATTACCGGCATTATTCCCAAGCTCAAGAATATAGCCACCAAATGCATCAGCATCTTGAATTACTTTCGCTTCACCAGTGGTTCGCCAACGTGTCCAGTCATCAATTCCTTTTGACGTTACAACAGCACGTACACCCGACGTTACTTGCGTTTGTGACTTTAAGCTTAAAAGATTTTGAGAAAGTGCTTCGGTAGCTTTTACCGCCGTTGTACCTGTTTGCTGCGCCTCTGCTGCATTATCGAAAGCTAGTTTAGCAATGTCATCAGTAGTTTTAAGTGATGATGAAAGGCCATTTATTCTTGTATTTGTATTACTTTCTAGGGTTGAAACACTTTTTTGAACATCAGTAATTTGCCCTTGTACCTTTAAGTTTTCTTTAGAGATACTTGTATCAAGTTCACTAAATTTTGAAGTAGTAGACTGCTCAAATTCGGCAAGTGACTCAGTAACTTCTAGAATATTTGCATTAGATTTCCGATCAGCCTCTTCTAGAGCTGCTTTCGTTTGGTCGATGCGTAAAGATAAGGCTTTATCACCATCAGAAACTGATTGAGCAATTGTTGCTAAATCTGACGTTGTTTTAGTTTTATTCGAATTATAGTCGGTTTTTAGTTCTTCAAGTTTTTTTGCTTCTGAAACAAGCTTTTCATCAACAAGTTTTACAGATGATTCAACCTTTTCGATATATGAAGCATTTCCAGTAATTTGATCACGCCATGCTTTTGGAATGGTGTCATTAAGTGCTGTAATGTCCCAGACTTCATAATCGGCTAGGATTACATCCACTGGGTTTGCTGTGCTTGGTAAAGGTGGATTAGTGCCAGCAATAACACGGAAATGCCCATGGATAGCTGCAGGCGCATCATAGCCACACTGAACAACAGAGTAATAAACCTCAAACTTACCTGTTCCTTCCTTATTCCCAAGTACACGTAAATAACCACCCGTACCTGTAGCATTGCCAACTGGTAATAAATAAGTGCCCTTAGGCATTTTAATAATTTGTTTTATTAAAAACGTTTTATTAGGAGCAGCAACAAGAGTTGGAACAGTCGGATACCAGCCACCACCTAGAGAAGCAGTGGATCTTAATAGCATCTCATGGGTACTATTTACTGGGTTATCAGTAGATTTAGCTTGTCTAGTAAACGTTGAACCTGAAGGTACAACATATGCGCTTAACCCCCCATTCCCAGATAGAAATGTTGGATCGTCACGCAAAGGCTTACCAAGTGATTGCATTCGCGCTAACTCAGTAGCATTTAACAAGCTTGCATTAGTGGTATCTAACTTGCTTGAATTTGATCAGTCTTTTCAGCAACAGATTTACCAAGATCAACTACTGTACGTTCAACATTATTAATTGCCGCTTTATTATCACCAATTTGAGACTGGGCAGTACTAATTTGTTCAGTAAAAGCTCTATCTTGAGCAGCAAGGGTTTTTATTTCTTCTGAAATTAGGGCATTTGATTTACCCAATTCAGTTTGCATTTCAGCAAACTTAAGCTCAAAACTTTTTGTTAATGCCTCTTTATCATTTGCACGTGCTTCAGCTTCAGCTAGAAAACCCGAATCGACTTTCTTATCAAGGTCAACATACTGGGCTGCAACTTGATCAACTTTTTTAACTGCAGCTTCAGTTTGGTTAACAATAGGTTCAATTTTTTGATTGATGAGTGTATTAGTTTCTTCACCTAATGCTAATTTAGCATCATCAATCATTTGACCAGCTTTTACTAAGTTTTGATCAATGTCTTGTTTTAAGGCGGCCTTAGTTTGATCAATAAAAATAAGAGTATCAGCAGCTTGTTTTTTACGGTCTAGAACTTCTTGATCAGCTACTTTTTTTGCGTTTTCTGCGACTAATCGAATTTCATCTGCATCACTTCTTACATCAGCAATGATTGAATCTGTTTCTCTTTTAATAAATCCGATTTTGTCATCGAGTTCTTTTTCAGCACGAATTGCACGTTGCTGAGCATCTGCAACCAGCGCTTCATTCGCTTGAATAGACTGATCAATACGTTGATTTGCTTCATCTAACGAATATTGGCATCACTTACATGCTGCTCAACAATCTGTTTAGTATCAATAATTTCTTGATCAATATAAGCTCTTACTTCATCAACCTTACTTTGCGCAATTTGACCAACTTCTTTTACTTGATCATGTATTTTTTGCACTTCTTCATCGATGTGATTAATACCTTCTTCAAGCAATTTATAGGCATCAGAATCTTTAATATTTTCTATTAATTCTTCTACTTCCTTTATTTTTTCATCAATCTCTTGGCTTACTTGATCTTTATTTTCATCAATTTTTTCGCCTTGTTCTTTTAACTCTTCCTTTAAACTTTCTAGTTTATCAAGAGCGTCTTTAAATGCACCCTCAATAGCTTTAGGGTCAATAGGCACACCTGCAACCGTAAGCGTTGTGCCAACGGCCATACTACCTGCTACAGCACTATTGCCCGCAACTGAAGTATTACCAACTACAGTGCTATTTCCCGTTAATGTGCTATTACCAGTTTGTTGAGTATTAGCTTGTACATTCATTAACGGCGTTTTGATTGAAACGGTTGTGCCAGAATCTACTTTTAAATTTTCTTTAGAGATAAATTCAATATTGTCTTGTCGAATACGGCGCACCCCTACAATCGCGCCGTCTCCGTGACTGACATAACTATGGATTACTGGACGTTCTTCATTACCATTTTCAAAGAAGACATAGACGTCTTCCCCATCCACAATTTGAATTTCTGTATCTAAATCACTATCGCCGACTGGATAGGCAAAAGTTGCTGTAATTCCTTCACTCGCGCCATCAGTTAAACCATGAATGTGTACTTGTGCAGTACGACCTTTTGCGTTGTAACTTAAAATCTTTGCACGTTTTAAACCATTCATATATTTGACCTACAAATTAGCAATCCAGAACTTTGATGAAGTCCCCATTGATCCCCCGATTGCGCCTGTATCTATATGATGTGCAGCAGTTAAAACGACATACTTCTTACTATCTATTTCGAATATATCGCCTGCATTCCAGTTCAAATTTAGTGGTCTAATAATGGTCCCACGCATGATCAAAACTTTTTCCAAGTTTTTGACTTGTCGGGCATCTAAACCAGCTCTTTGCGTCACAGTGTGGCCTGGGGTTATTGAGTCATCACCAACAACCGTTGAACCGTTATTCTCAACTGTGACAAAAGATGATTTTTGCATCAGTTCCAAAGGTTTACTGGATATCCAAACGACACTGCTAGGATCTAGTTTTGTGATAGGTTCCTTTTTGAAGAAAGAATCAATTTTTTGAGCAGACACTTTATTATTTTGAAAGCAAATTACAGCCGCTTCTTGTTGCAGATAATGAGCCAAGCGCTGTGTAGGCATACTACCCTTTAAACAAACAAATTTAGGCAAAGGTAAATCACTGCCCAGACTGATCGTTGCACCACAAGCTCGAATTACTGAATTAAAAGAAGTTTCATTACTAATAATTGCTTGCTTTGAATATTCAATAAGTCTTTTACAACCAGCCAAAATACCAATACATGAGATGCCACCTACTCGCCGATCTTGTTTAATAGTCTGAGTTTTTAAAGGGGTGACTTTGATAAGTTCGAAAGGATGAGATATGTCATTTACAGTAAGTAGCTCCCCTTCTTTTAAAAGGGAGTCTAATTCAGTAGTAGATTGAACTGTGAACTCAATGGATGCAGGAATAGGTACGAGATCAGTTCTTAAAGTTGCACTAATCAGCTCAGATGCTGGAATAATTTTACCCGCAGATACAATGGTGATTTGCATTAACGGTTCCCCAAGTTAAAATTAAAACTCATTGGGGCCATACAAAACGCAAGTTTAGGCAAAGCGTCTTTCTTTTCATTATAGTTCTGTTGAGCTTCTGATACAGATAGCCCATAACTTTCGACTCCGAGCCCACGAGTAGCTTCAACCAATCTAGCTTGCAAAAGATCACAGTGAGCTTTTACTAATGGTTGGATGATTACGTACTCATCACCGCTAAGTAGGATAGTTTCATTCAGTTCAATACTCGTGGTAGCTTTAGTTTGACAATCTAAAACAGCCCATCCGGCATAATATTTTGCCTCATCTAAAAATGCTTTCACGATATCATCAAGCAAAATTGAATAGCCCGATAATTGATATTCTTTATAGAGTTCTTCTGAAAGTTGCTGGATAGAACCAGCAACTACAGCATACCCTTCAGATTCAGGTAATAACTTCATAGCCATTACCCAAATAGATTGCCCAGTTGACGACCAACGCCTTGCACGGCATTTGCAAGATTAGTTGCTTGTTGAGCAGTATTGATCACTTGCTGAACTCGATTAACAAGCTCAGCTGTACCAGCAATTTCTTTTTTACCCGGCTGAATACTGCCGTTGGTACCAATGTTTGCGAAGCTACCAAAGTAGTTATAGTCGATTGGGCAAGAGACAGTCATAACTTGAGATCGGCTATCTGTATCATACTCAGCTGACTCAAAGCGAATAGCACAGTTTTCAAGTGCATATGAGCGTGTAAAACTTCCTAATCGGCCATCGTAATAATCACCATGGATGATTCCACCACTAGCTACGACATATTCAGCTAATAGTTGATCATGCCCTGCTTCAGTTACTAGGATTTGAAGGTTGCCTGTGTAATGGGTTTTCGGGGGACCAGCAACAATTCCAGTAAATCCACCCGCATATTGAACTTCTGCTGGATCTTCATTACTCACAATCGGCCGTGGGCAACTTTTAAATAAGAAGCGAAGGTCTTCCATGCCACGAGGAACAAACATCCCCTGACACGCTAATAATGGTGAACCAAGTTGCTGTAGAGCAATGGAATCTTGTTTAAGCTGATTTAGTAAAATCGGATTAGATTGTTGCATATTTCTGATGCTCAATAGCTTTAATATGCCCCAAGATTAAAAGGTAATATCCACTTAAAATTTGATTGGTTCCATAAAAAAAGCCACCCTAAAAGGTAGCTTTTTAAATCTGCTTTTTATCCAATATTTGGTGGTACTCGCAGAACCTGTACTGAAGGTACACCCCGATCTAGCGCATCTTGGACACAACGATAATCAGGATTGTTTGGTTCATAACCTAGTTCACCACGGATATTACCCTTATGTATTGTCATCGGTGCATCAAAACGCCCTCGCAAAAAACGACCAATAATAATTGTGTCAGTTAATGATTGATTGGTCTTTGTTTCTGTTTTATCAGTTTTTTTCTGATATTGAATACCAGGCGCTTCACCTATGATTTGAGTTGTATTCATGAGTATTTCCTTAATTAAATGGATTATAGGTAAAGCCAAAAAATGACCTTACCTATGAGTAATTAGTAAATACCTAAGCGTTTACCTTTTTTGAATGAACGTAAACGCTTTTTGATTGCATTCGCAGTAAAAGCATGAAGTCTAGCTTTTTTCATTCCAGCTTTTTGTGCTGAAGTTAAACGGACCTTTTGACCAGGTAATCGTTTATTCACAACGGTTTTGACACCTTGACGAATAGCCAGCACACCACGGTAGTGAATTTTTCGCCCATTTACTTTCCGTTGGCTAAATGCTCCATTTCGAGCTTTAATTTTTTTAGCCATTGAATCGAAACCTTCTTCAGTTTCATCCGCTTCACCGAAAATAAACTCTCGAACCAGTTCTTCAAGTTCTGGGCCATCGTCTGGCATATTAGCAAGAACTGTATTGGCTGCTGCTTCTAACGCCGCATCAGCAACTTCTGTATCATCACTAAAGATCTCTTCAATATCAGAAGCGTCAACGCCAAATGTTAAGAAAGCATCGGAAAGAGAAGCCATTAAAGCGTTTTCATAGATTCCTTCTTCATCATCTGCACCATCTAATGCATCGACAATTAATGCGTCTAAATGATCAACGCCCAGTTCACCTTCTTCAAGCTTACCTTCACTGATTGTATCTACCGTATCGGATAGAATGTTCAGAGCAATTTGTCGTACTTGTTCAATCACAGATTGCTGTTCTCGATCAGTACTTGAAACCTTACTTACAACGGTAGAAATATTCTCCGCTGCTGAATCAAAAGCACGTAAAGTTAATGGTTTTTCAGTAGTGGGGCCAAATGGATTCATCTTGATAGATCCTTAATAAAATTATTTAACTAAAACGTCGTCATCAAAAATTGCGGCACGAGTTGTACCAACAACTCCATGGGCTAAATAAAGTCGTACACGCTCATATGGATAGTCTTTGTCAGGTATTAAACTGAACTCAAAAGGTTTACCCCCTAGATCTTCAGCCGGTTGCAACCAACCGGTTGTTTCACTAGAAGCACCTTCTAAAAACTCTTGGATGTCATCACCAGCTTTTTTGATATAGTCCGGTGTAGCTTGGAACATATAAGTCCGTAGGATCTCGATACATTTATTCGTAACTCGAGCCGAAATCTCCGCGGCCGGAACTAAACGCAAAGCACTATTTTTGCTTTGGTATTGGGTAAGCACATCACTTAATACAAATAATGTAGTTTCAAACTTAACTGGGCGAACTACATTTACTTTAGCCTTAGCCAACATTTCTTGAGTCTGTTCATCTTCAAGATCAATATTCGGCATCTGGCTTAAGTTTTTTGCTGTAAATGGATAATCTTTCCAAGCTACTGCATTTTTTAACGGCGCAAAGCCTTGTTTATTTAACTTTGCGTTACGTAATAATTTATCGCCGATGTAATGGCCCAAATAATAAGCTGGGACCTTACGCCCTCTTAGTGTGACAGCACTAGATGGACGGCATAGGTTCGGACTCCAAATGAATTGAACAAACTGTGATTGTGCATCTAGCTTGTCGCAAATTGAGCTGCTTGCTCAGCTGTAAAAGTTGGGTTGATTTCAGCATCCAAAGGAATACGTAACTTTGTAGCTGCACGTTGTGCCGCAACATAAATTGGTAAATCATGAGGATTTGGTAAAGTCAGATATGCTGGTGTACTTAATTGACTCGTCAGAATCTTATATAGTTCATCTGGATTAAATGATGGTAATGATTCATCTTCCAATGCCAATGTTTTTGAAGCACGACCTAAGCTATTTGATTCGTTATAAGCATTTGATTTGAGGATTGCTTGTAACGCATCAATACCTAACGATAAATCAAAACGCTCAAAATATTCTTTCGAATCAGCTACAGCGACAATAGAAGCAGAATTTTCAATGTCTCCATCTACTAATCCCTGAACAGTAACAATTTGATCACCTGTTACCGCATCACGTATTTCCAAACGCATAGAAATATCTGCAGGTCCGCGTGGGCTAGTTACTTTCGCAAAAAAGGCCACATTAATTTCTGCACTTGCAAGATAACTGTATGTATCAAATTCCAATTTGAGTGATGGGCTGGCCCCTGCTACAAGGGATAGCTCACCTGTACTTGATAGAGCAAGTATATTCATTACATTACACGCCCAAGGCTATTTGTTTTAAGTATTTTGAGCCGTTGGCGTTTTTGATTTTCTGGCTAGTTCCAATGTAAAAAAACCACTCGAAAGTGGTTTTTCATTTCCTAAATTTTATAATCCGCTAGCAGGTTCTGTAGGCTCTTCTGCCTCAGTAGGTACAATTTGAAGTACATTACCTTTCAAGCTATTAATTTGATCAAGGTTATCTAGCAATTGTTTATGAGCTTCGTCACCGATCAAAGTGAATGTAAGCTTTTGACCAGCTTGTACCAAAACTTGTGTAAATGGTTCGGTAATGTCACTTAAACCGTTATTTTGAAGTGTAATACTTCGTTCAGTAGGTTGATCACCTACAGCATCCATAATTGGGTTCGTGCCATCAATAATGAAAATAGTCATCTTGTTACTCAACAGTTAGATTCTTACCAAGCCCCTTCAACTGACGTAAGTTTTCCAGTACTTGATGTTTAAATGTTTGGTTATGACACGTAATACTTGCTGTTTTACCTGCCTCAATAGCAACACGTGATAACGGTTCTAAAACAGTTGAAAATCCGTTATTAGTCACATTAATAACTAGAGGATCTACATTACTAATGGTAGATCCAGATAGATTTTCTACAATTTGATGTTCGGCTTTGGGAATATCAGTTTCTTTAGTTTTATTTGCTACATACCCTAACTCATCAACATTCCAACTAATTTTGGAATCAAGATCTTTTAAAGGTGAGACAGACTCATGTGATGATTCAGTTGTATTTCCATTATCTTTAATACTGGAATCTTCATTATCTGAATCGCCATTTTTCAAATCAGTAGGTTTCTTACCTTCATCTTGGGAAGCGCCGTCTTCAGGACCTTGGCTATTTAACAAATCACCTTGGTCTGAAGCTTTTTCATCACCAGCTTGGGTATTCTGTGTTTCTGTAGTTTTATTGGTTTTATTACGTGTGTTTTTTGATTTAGTAGTCGCTTTTTCGTCAGTTGAAACTAAAGTTTCATCAGTGTTTTGAGTTGCTGCAGCCATGAGATTATCCTTTAAATAAATAAGGGAAAAGGCGCATCGAAATGCGCCTTATTTTGTATTACTTACGATTTTTTAAGAGATGGCATATTGATACAGTGAATGACATAGCTTTGGTCAGCGTATCGGTCCAATGGGTTCATTTCAGCAGCTTGAGAGCCAATTAAAGTTAGTACTGATTCACGTGCATCTGGGCGTGTTTCAATAACTGAGAGAGGTGTTTGAATAAACCCAACAAACGGCGCTCGAATTGGCTCATTACCACGGCCTACTAAAAGCATATCAAATGCTGTATCAGTTTCTGCTACAAGCTCTTGAGCTGTTGGCGCATGATAAACGTTGGTACCATCTGCAAGTGTACCAATACGAACAATTTGACCATATCCAGCAGAGTACCCAGTTTTTGTCGGCATCTTATCGCTAGAAAGTTGGTTAAAGAATACTGCACCACTATCCCCAACATACAAATCGTATGCAACAGTAGAACCACCAGTACGCTGATTAATATCCATTTTTGCAGCAGAAATGAATTTCATTACTTCGCCAAACAGATCACCAGTGGTATTAAACGCAGCTGCCAATTTACCAGTTACACCACGAGAAGCATCAAAAGTAATTTCATGGCCTGAGTATTCAGCCAAATCTTTTGCTTCACCTAAAAGACGGACCGTTTGTTCCAAGAAAACTTTACCCTGAATAATTGCCAAAGCTTGACCTAAGAAGCCGAGTTTGAGTTCATTATTCAACTGAGTCTGCAATAAAGTTGCTGCGGTAACCTGTGCCATAATTGGTGAAGCCACCAAATTTTCATATTCAGGTTCAAAATCAACACCTACAGGCGTCATTAAGAAGTTACCGTTACCATCACGCGCATCAAAATCAGCTACGAGATGAACTTCAACTTTAGCACCAGCTGGTAAAGCTTCATTTAAGGTCACGCTAATTTTGCTAGCAGAAAGGTCAATTTCACTACCAACAACACGATACTCTACGCCGTTTACAATTACGCTTTTTTCAGCAATAGCAGAAATCTTGCCTGAAAATTTTGATTTACTGCGGTTTCGAGTATGCGCAACTTCTTTACCGTTGATTTTGATTGAAACATTACCAGCAATAAACGGCAGTAACTTCGCATTTACATCTGGCGTTTTTGCCTTGAAATCTTCATAGCCAGTTCGTGCTACCACTGAGTAGGTTGTACCTGCACCACCATTTGACAATGCAAAACGTAAACGGCCCTCTACATAAGGCTTTGAGGCATTTGCACCGTCTAAGTATTCTGATTTCTTCATTGCACCAAAATCACGATTGGTGACAAAACGAATAGATACTAACGGTACTTCATTTGAACCATTAGAGTTTGGAATCATTGCAACAATTGGCGTTGCATAAGCGATAACGTTTGCAATAGTTGCTACAGTAATCGCTGGGACGATACTTACAGATTCATGATGCTGGTGATTTACATCATCAAATCCAGATTCATTAATACTGTCATAATAGCTAATGGTATCAGTAGGCAAAGAACCAGCTTGTTTTGCACCACTTAAACCAGCAGTTAACGCAGCTGCAATGATTGAAGGATGGGGTAAATCACCGCCATGGCGTGCTTGATATTGTGATACCCCAAACATCACAGCTTTATCAACTTCTGGCGCATATTCGATGCCAATTGAATCAAAAATTGCTTTTAATACTTCTGGGTACTCTTCTGCCGCTGTTTGTGCACTATCAAACCCATTTTCAAGCTCATCAGGACTTTTGAAATAGTAATTTCGGCACTGAGCTGTAGCAATTTGTTGAGCCTCATACTTTTTACGAATTTCGTCTGATAACACAGTCATTTTAAACCAGCCTTTGGCTTTCTATCTAAGATAAGGAAAGGATGGCATGCGGTTTTTAATCTTATTTATGCTAGTTCCAAAACTTTTCTTGATACTTTTATAAGTTGGCCCCATATAAATAGATCAAAATTATTATTCAGTTAAGTAATCAATTTATTTATAACTGTAATTAACTTTTTTATTCCATTAATCATTATAGGAAATCATATGTTAGTAGATATCTATCAATCAGCTTCACACTCTTCAAAATATTTAACAGTTCCAAACGGTTTTGATGTTAATAAGTTAAATATAGAAGAGATAGATAAAGATTATAAAGTAGTGAAAACTTTTAAAACAAACATTGATCTTGTAACTAATTCAAAATTAATCGCTGCTACTGATGAAATACTTAATCAAATAAATAAGAATGGCTATGCAATACATGGAGCAACCGTTCTTGCATCAGAATAATAAGTTTAAAAAAATGCCCTAAAATCTAGATTTTAGGGCATTTAATTATCCACTTACACCACTTGAAACATAAATCTCCACATTATCACCTGCTTTCACTTTATAACGGAGCTTATCCCAGCAATGTTGTCTAAATGGTTCAGTATCTGGTGCAGCAGCTGTTAAAGAAAGAATAGGCACCCAGTGTGAATCATTTTGCGGATCAGCAGAAGGAACATTACTTCCGAAAAATTCTACTTCTGCCCCGTTCCCGATCACCTGGTAATTGAAAATTGCAGAAGTACATTGCTCAGCTATATCAATATCCCCTGTCTTTTTCCCTTTTACATTAAAAACTAAATAACTCATTAACTCTCTCCATCACCATTAGGTGAAATAAACAAATCATCTCTACGGTTTAAAACATACTTACTGCCAAAATCTGCCATGAGGCTAAAACCAGTTATATTCACAATCTCAAACCACAACATTAAATTTTCATAAATCATTAACCCTAAAAGATCCCCTTCTTTAAGAATCAAATCTGGGATGTTGATTATCCTGTCCAATACATCTTCTAATTCATCATTAAATGGCTCTACTTGAGCAGTTAATACCAAATCTGAGGGGTTATTCATTGAGAAGTTCTTTTGAATATAACCACCATTAAATTTATCGAAATGAACATAAGCAGCGCCCTTATATTCATACTTGTAGTTGGGTTCATCTTGAATCGATAAAGTGTTCGCTTCAAAAGAAAGAGGATCTAAAGGTTTTGAATCTTCAGCTGGATTATTGAAAATTACTTCTTTTCGCCAAATTTGCGCTGGAATACTTGCTAGAGCATTCATCACAACACGTCTAGCTGCTAAACGGCGTCCATTTGCAACTTGATTTACTGATCTATTTAGCATTTCGACTTAAACCCTTCATAAAGACATTTAGCATGTCATTGTCGATTGCGCCTGATTTATGTAAGGCTTGAATTCTTTCAATTTGACTCGCTCTAACAGTTTCCACTTCAAAACGTTTGAGGGTTTTTAATTCGCCTTCTAAGAGCTTTTTGGCAACTTTATCAGCTCTACGCATCATTTCTTTTTCTGCTTTTTGGATATTGGCTTTGATTGGCTTAACAGAACCATTCATCAAATCCATTACTTGCTCGTTAATTGAATTCTGTATTTGCTTATCTGTTTGCTTATACCGTGCACCAACTTGTTTCTTACGGTCTTTCTCTACTTCCTTTTTAAGGTAGGCAATCCCTGCTGGTGAACTAATCCACTTAACAACGCGCAATACATGCTTACAAGCCACACCGGATAAATGCGGGTTACGTATTTTCGGAAAGCCGCCCTCATCACGTCCTAAATTGTAGCCGCCAATAGTTGCCATATAGCGGTACCAGAATGTATGACGTTCGCAATCACACTGAAATTTGATTTTGCCTTTAGCCAAGCGGTTTTTTACAGTGGTTAATGCCTGCTTGTCGATATCAAATACGACAGATTTAAAGTTTGAAAACTCAATCTCAACGTGATGATTTAAGACTTTACTATTTGGACCGGCATTCGTAAGTAAGTGCACTAAACCAGCTTTTCTGCTGACTGGTACCGCCAAATATATTTGCTCATTTGCACGGTCAATATCATCTTGTCGGCTTAAATTAATGATGTTTTGAGGGGTAATACCCTTACTATACTGATCTTTTAATAACTGAATGTTTTCCTGAAATGCCAAAATATCATCACGGGTAATACGCCGTGGCACTTCCCCATTTCGCTGACCTAAGGTTGTAAAAAGCACTCTCTCTACATCATATTTTTCGCCTTGTGCAATATCTTGTGGCCGCAAGAACATAGGCTTAGGGATCTTTCTTCCCCAATCATCATATTCAATTTCTTTTTCTGCAAATGCCCGCTGTTCTCTATCTGCACGCTGGCGGCTCTGTTGATCTCTACGAACTCCACCATTTTGCAAAGATTGGTTTAATTGCAGCTGGGCACGGCGTAAATCATCTGGCTTGAATGCTGACATATTAATTATCCTGCAAGTATTCTTTTTGAAGTCTTAAAAGATCAACGAGCCTTGGAAATGCTACCTTTTGTAGTGGTAGTTTTTCCCAAATACCGTTGGCACCACAGGCCACTAAAACCGCATCAATATGATTTCTTGAACCATAAAGCTTGTAGCTTAAGAGTGATGGATCTTGCGATTCATCCTCTTTAATCTCCCATACAATCAAGTTCTGAATATTATTCTGTTGAAGATTTCGGTGAATTAAATCTCTGATAGCATTTCGATAGTCATTTCTCATACTGTTTCACCTATTTAAGTTTTAACAGTACTTACACGAGCAAAGCCACCAATACCGGCTTTACCGCTGTTGCCATTACTTTCAGTAGTGTGACCAGCTTCGCCAACAATTAAAGTCATATACTGAGTTTTTTCGGTTGAATTCACATATCGGCAAATGAGTAAACCACCACTTGCACCACCACCACCAAGTGCCCAGCCATCATCTCCTACACCATTAGCACCATCACCACCAGCACCCCAGTTTGATACTGGACTAACTGATGCGCCGCCTTTGTGGTTTGTTTGGTTTGCAGCTGTACCAGCGTTACCAAGCTTGCGTGAAATTTCGGTTATGTTTGATGTCACAGTGATTACACCTGCTAAACCACCAGCACCATTTGAGAAAGCACTACCATTCGACCACTGACCACTGGTACCGCCCTTACCGCCACCAACAACCGCCAAATCAAGTTCATTTAAACGTAAGCGTGTATCTGTACCACTGGTCCCATGTGCCAATGCTCCTAACTCCCAGACACTGCCACCACCAGCACCACCAGCACCAACCAATATGAATTCTTTTTGTTCTTTTGGTTGAATTGGAATGATATAAACACCTGGTACTGTGTAATCGCCATTACCATCGTTTAGTGTTTCTGCAGCTACCTGAACAACGGACCAATTCACAGTACCTGAATACCCTATCCGGTTTTGACCTGAGCGGTCCCAAACTTCATATGAAAAACCCTTTTCAGCACGAGTAAGCTCCCATGCTTCATGTGTGCTTTCTGGTGTTAAATAGATTGCATACTTTGAATCACGTAAATCAGTAACTTTGCCACCTAGTTCAACTGTGGCTGAGCTACCAATATTTACACCTGCTCCAATTAATTTTGGATATTGAGCATCTAAGTTTTTCTTGAAATCGATTAACTGCTGCAACAAATTTTTGGAACTAAGATCTAGATCATCAATCTGTTGTTGTAAATCATCGTCTTTGGCTTTTACGTCTTTTTCAAATGCATATTGAGGGTGCGGATCCTCATGCTGATTATGTTCAGTCATGAGCTTACGAATTAACGCGCCGTATTGTGGATGAGGGTCTTCATCTGCACTATGCTGATTCATCAACATCACAGCAATTGGTGTGTTTGGATCAATCTTGATAGTTACGTTTTTTAAATTAACGTCAGTTAAAACAAATCCAAATGTTACAATGGCTACTACGTTTGCATGTAAAGACATGATTGATTGAGCAGCTGTAGTCGAGGCCACCGCAAGTAAAGTACCATCTGATAGGTAAATACCCATCTCAAACACTTCCATTGTTAAAGTTGGCTCAATACTCATCACAAAACGCAAAGTACCAGTTTCTGTATCTACACCACCACCATTAAGAGAAAATCTGGCTAATTCATTTTTAAGAGAAGTTAGGTTTTTCGCTTCAACTGATGCATCAAATTTGCCGGTACCAACAGCAAGATGAGTAAGCTCCCCACCAAAGCTAGCAACATCGCCTACTTTATTTAAAGCATTCCGACCTGCGTCAGTTAAAAAGAAATTAATAGCCATAACCCACCCATATGATTTATTGATCTATGGTAGTTACGGCAAAAAGGATCGGTGGGGGGCAGTTCCACAAAACTAATCATTTTCTTTTTCAGCTGCTTCTCTTAAAGCACTGAATCTTGACTTACGTTCAGCTTGTTCACGGCCTTCCGGTGTATCGTCAGTGACATTTACAGTTTCGTAAGCTTCAGTGTAGTGAACGTTTTCCAAGAATAAGAAAGCAAAAGCATCACCGATATCCGGTGATTTAATTCCCATCCGTTTCATTTCGTCTTTGCTTAAGATTTTATAACGAGCAAAGTCATCAAAACGGTATGGAACGTGGATTAACTGATCTTTAATTTTCACATTGTGTTTCTTCGTTTTTATTTTAAAACGGCCACTTGCGATTGCTCGCTGCAAACCAACATAAGCTAATGACCGTTTATTTGTAAACTCTTTTCTATTGTCATTACTAAAACATTGTGAGCCCCAATAAACAGGAACGTAGAAAATACCTTGCTTTTTAAGGTATTGGCCTAAACCTTTACCCGCCCCGTTATCATCTACAACCAAGTTAGCATTTGGGTACTGTAAAAGTAGCTCATTAATCTTTGCAAATAGTTCTAAGATATCATCTCTGTTTTTGCATAATGGAATATCTACAACTTCTACACGGCGTGCGCGCTCTCCCCATTGCGATTCACCCCAAACTTTAGAAACAACAATTACTGAATCGTCACGGCCAACACCACCACCAACGTCAACAGTAATGACATAACCGAATTGATGGTCATCAAAAATACTCGCGCCAACATACATTTCTTCGGTTTGACGCTTGGTGATTAAGAACTCATCTGATAAGTCTGGGAATTCACCTAAAACACGAATCTTATACTGAGCATCTTCCCTGCTGCCGTATTTTTGCCGTTGTTCCTGTAAGGATTGTTCACTAACTAGTGGTGACTCTTCCCCGTTAAATGTGAGTGCAATCCAAACACCACCAGCTCGATGACTTAACTTGTGATGAGTCTCATAGAACATACCCGCATTACGGGTAGGCTGTGAGGTCATTACTGCACGGTTGTCTTCATGCGTTAAGGCACCAAAAGCTACATCAAGGACAGCATCATCTACACCACTGGCCTCATCGACCCAGACCATGTAGTTATCGCCGTGGTTACCAGCTAAGTTTGTAGGTTGATGTTTTGGTGCTGTCTTCGCAAAGACATACCATTTTTCTTTATAGCCTTTGATGTATACGAGTTCAGACTGGTACCCAACATAATCAGCAAGCCAAGCCAAAGGCCCTTGCTTCAATCGTGCTAGATTGATACTGATTTCTTTCCAGACTTGTTTCTTTAACTGCCCAATCTGCGGAGCAGTAAACATCATGATGGATTCATCAAAAAACAAGAGATGCCATAAGGCAACAATACCGGCACTGGCCGTTTTACCAGTGTTATGAAGTACTAAGTCATCTTCACCCAAGAAAAATGGATCTGGATCGAGTACAAAACCGTAATATTTACCTTCACCTAGCTCAGTAACCGATGTAATTTTTAAAGGCTTATGTTCCCCATCTATAAGCCTATAAGATGCAAACTGTTCCCTACTTTCAGGTTTAAGGTTCATATATTGAGAAACAAGCAATTCAATCTTGTCGCCCTTTGACCACCCGTTACCATCGTATAAAGAAATTAAGCAAAGAATATGTGATTTATTGAATGTATGAGCTTTACCATTCTCATATTCAAACCGGAACATTTCCTGATAACCGGTTACTGTTTTAATTACATCTAGTTCTGTCTTACCATCTGCAGCAAGAATTTTATGATTTAGATTAATACGCTCAACTGGGATAAATTCCCCATTGGCTAATTTGATTAAAGTCCCTTTACCAAAGCAACCATGCCCCGATGCTACTGAAGTACGGCTACCATCAAATGCAATAGATTCAAAAAGTAATTCTTGTTGCCATGTGGGTTCGACACCTAATGCTTCTACGGCGAAAGCATAGATGTCGTATCGATAACGCTCACAAAGTTCCCACCATTCGGGAATTTCTTTTAATGGTGCCAAAGCCATACCGTAAAAACACCATTACTTAAAAGATTGAAAAAGGAAGCATTGTTGGATCTACAGCATCTTCTTCAAACTGATTCCCTTCAGTAATTGAAAAGCCTTTGGCAATTTTCGTACTAGCCCAAACAGCTAATAGAATTGCAATGTGTCCATTGTTTAAGCTGCTGCTATCAAATTCTTGCTGAAGGCCGTTTTTATCGACCTTACGGATTTCAAGTACGTTTTTAGGGTTGTACTGGTTTAGCTTCGGCTCAATTTCAATTAACTTTGCTCTGAAACGAGCTTGGTAAATTGAAATCACTTCTTCTAAGTGCTCTTTAGCATTGAAACTTAATTGCCAATTCTGTACTTGATCCGGTGAGTCAGTTACTACAACTGTTTGATCTCTTAAATCGCTTGGTACGGGCAAATTTGAATAAACAGCTGTTTTTTGAATAACAAGCTCACCTGTATCAGCAAATGCCGCTCCAATAAGTCGAATTGGTTGATCCGAAAACCCAGCAACACGGCTGTCTATACGAATAATTCCAGACATTACATTTATCCTTAGCGCCGTTTGCGTTCTAACTTGGTTTGGCATTCAATGCAGAATTTCACGCCACCTAAAGCACGGCGGCGCTCTGGTATTTCTTCACCACATTCAACACATTCTTTTTCAGATTCGCCTTCAAAACGGCATCGGTTTGCAATTTCTTGCTGCAATAAATAATCAGCACTTTCTTGTGCCTTATCGATTAAGTCAGTCATCTATACGCTCAACTGTAATTTCACCTGTTTCTCTATCACCCTTCACACGCTGGTGATCGAGTGATGTGTACTGATCAGCTTGCACTACAACTTTGTCGTTGATTGCGGGCTGTTCCGTTGCTGAGCCGTCAGGTTCATAGCCATTACCTGTGTTGTTGTCGAATGGACCACCGAAACCGATAACGTTAGGTGTATAACCCACAAGCTGAATATCTACAGTTGAGATAGAAAGATTGATTGCTTCGCTTGGGACTGGTGATGGAAAAAGTTCATTTTCAAAAACAGTGAATGTTGAATTAACAACATGATCATTCCATTGCTGAAATGGCACATTAAAACGGCGGTTATCGCTGCTAGACATGTATGCGCAAAACTGCCCAATGACTGAACGCAGATCATTAGGATTGGTGGCAAAGAAAGCGATTTGAGCACGTACAGTTGTTGGCACCAGACGAACCTTCACCCGTTTCTCATCAATGACCGTTTCAATAAAATCAGGCACTGGTAGTAATTGATTTACATCAGGGGGTTGGTCAGTTAACGCTGTTGCAGTAAGCATTACAGGTAAAATCACTTTGGATTCTTCCTCATGCTTCTGGCTTTTTCTATATTCAGAAAGCATTGCTTCTGAATCGTCCATCATCCGTGACGGACATGCTTTTATAGCGTTACCAATGGCTCTCAACTTCCAGTCAGCCGTTAATTGGGTCTCAGGCATATACCAAGCACGAAAATTGACAAGCTGCTTATACCAAGCGTTTTGGATGCATTTAAGCGAATCGTTGGGGTAATTCATTATTACCCCCATACACTAAAGATACTGCCAAAAGACTTTTTCGGCTTTTTAGCTTTTTCTTTTACACTTGGCTGATCCATGGATTGCAGAATTTGTTCAGCATGTTGTTGAACTGAATCAAAGCTCTTCACCGGATTTACCAAACCCGTATAGAGTTCTTTTTTGCGTTCTTCTCTAAGTTGTTGCAGGCGTTTCTGTTTATCAACTTTTTCTGAGAGTTCACCTACTAAGCCTTGAGCATTTCCTAACTCATTTAAAAGTTGAAGTTGGCTATTGATATTGTCGTAGGTCTGTAAGATTTGATCTTCAAGTAATTGGGCAATAATAATTTCAGGTTGTGATAACTGTGAAATATCTGTTGCGCTATCAAAGCAAGAAACAATACCTTCTGGCTCTTCAGGAACAAATAAACCATCAAATAACTGACCATCACCAACATTACTTGCATAATTTGGTTGCGCAACGAAATCAAAACCAAAAAAACCTGTTGGTATTAAACGGCCACCGACATTCTTGTAATTGACTGAAGTGCTAAAACCACCCGCTTGGGCTTTATAATCTTGTAATGCTATCTCACCAGGTTCGTTATCATAAAACTCTTCTCGGTGCTCAACTGTTCCATCCTTTGAAGCACGTAATTCAATTGTTTTAAACGCCCGTGAAAGATATACAACTTTACCTTTTATGATCACCGTTTCAGGCGGCACCATACCATAGCGCTGTCGAATTTGATGACCGTAAAATCCTTGTAATGAATTAGTAGCAACCATTTCTTGTACATGGTCACTGTTGATCAAGTTGACCATTGCATCAACATCGACATTACTTCGATCAACACCGGTATATTTACGGCATCGGTAATGTAAGTTGTAAGATAGAACTTTTGTCTTTCTATTTTTGCTAGCCATAAAAAAGCCCCAATGCTGTGATTGAGGCTATTGTTTCAGTTGTTCTACAGTTGAAATTTAATCAGTTCCAAATCAAATCTTTTGATCAAACTCAATCAATTCCAATAGCTTGTCATGCTGTTTATCTTCAATGGTTGCATCAAAGATGTATCCACTTTTAAGTGAGATAAAAACGTCATAAAAGCTTTCACTAACCATGCCGCCTCTATGTTCACTTTGGGAGACTTGCAAACAATCCATTTGAGATAAGTCAATTAATTGAGAGCAACCACGCTTTCGACAAAAAATACTTAAACGCATACATCACCCCATTACTTAACAAGTGTGCCTTCAACACCACGAGCACGGCGTTCAGCTGTACGCTTATTAAATTCTTCTAGCGCACTTTCCATATAAATAATGGCTTGTTTGTTGAACTCACTCGGAAATTTTTCATCCAAGGTTTTAGTACGGTGAATAAGTACTTTTAACAATGCTTCACTGGTAACCCCATTCACACCATGTTCTGGAATTGGGCCATCCTGAAAATGAATACTGATTTCAAAATCTTTTGCATTTTGGTTTTCAGGATTTGCTGAAATCTTATAGTAATGGCCCTGAGCATATTCCGTGATGCCTTCAACCACTTCCCCTTTAATAACTTTATCAATTTCTTGTGGTTCTAATTCATGGCTTGCATATCCTAAGAAATGATCAATTAATAAGTTTTCTCCCTGACCATTGATAGGTTCTGCGATTCCTACTAAAACATTGTCTTGAGCTTGTTGCATATAAAAAAGTCCTGAACTAATGAACAGGACTATGAAATCATTTTGTATTTGAGCGCTAACTCAACAGTTCCAATTGAATTAAAGGAAGTTATAGACTGCATAAGGCTTAGCTGCTATTGCCGCTGCAAAGCTTGTAGTGCCTAAATCTCTATCAAACGCCATTGAGTGAACTTTAACGACAATATTTGCTGGTACTAAACGCCGTAATATCGGTGACAGCTCTACCACTTCATTTGCATCAACTGTTTTATCTAAAACAATCCTAATCCGACTTGTTAAGAAGTAATTTGGCTTTTCAAAATCAGACAAATAGGCTGGATATTCTTTTAGCTTTTCCAAGCTGTGCCATAGCCGGATAATCTGAAAATGATCTTTCCCCCACAACATTCGTAAAACAAACTCTAAAAACGCTAATCCTCTTTTATTACCCATGCTGCTCCAATTGGCATAGATAATTCGCATTAACGTGTCAGAGGTGTTATTTCGGCGTAATACAACAAGTCCGTTTTGTTTAGAGAACCGTTCTACAACTGTTTTACTACCGATATGAGGACAACCGTAATCCAATAAATCTTGAATGGACTGCTCAAAGTTTTGTGCAAATACTTGTTTAAATGCTTTAGCAAGTGCGGTTTGCAAGCCCGTACTCACATAGTGTTCATCGATAGGCCGAGTAAAGCTTATAGGGTCCATGTAGCCCCCGAAATATCAGCGGTGCGTTCCAACTCAACAGTAATGCTGTCTTTTGTCACATACACCCACTCATTAGGCTTATTCAACTCATTTGAAAGCATAATGGTAAAGTCACTCATCCGGTCTTGGAAAGCCACAATATTGTCATTAATCAGCTTCCCCATTTCTTGCGTATTAAAGCCATTAACCAGCCAACGACTTGAGCTCAATGATTCACGCCCGTATCGTTCTACAAGTAATTCTTTGATCTGTGTCTTAACCATATCTGTGTTATGTACAGAAGCCAAAGAGCCTTTAATTTTTACTTCAATTGGCTTTTCTACAACTTCATGTACATTCACTTTACCTTCATACAAGTTATCGCAATAACCAATATACCGACAGATATCTTGTTCTAACGTTGCTTGTTCAGCTGGGTTCTTGGCAACCACCACAAGGTTTAAATGATTAATGTCGCGGTATGTAATGGCAAAGTGTTGCTCTTGCAAAGTTTCATTCCAAACAGAAATAAACTGTGCCCGTTTCATGAATTTTTTACGGACCGCATAGTCAAAGTTGCCCAGAAATACAGCATCTTCATCGTAAAGCGATGGATAGCTTGATAATAAACGTAATTCAGATACAGCTAACGGATCTACGCCCTCTCTAATCACTCCACCAGCTTTAAAACGCACTGATATGCGTTGTTCATCATTAGAAAGTACGTCAAGTAAAGCAGCATCTTTTAAACGATTGACATCAACTTCCCCGTATGTCTCAAGAATTCCAATTATTACCGTTTCATTGGCTTGCAGAGTACGACCAGCTCTCTCAGAATCGCCAAACTCAATAAACAATCTTCTTAGATTATCTGTAGTAACTGTTACAGCATATTCACCTGGTTCAACATTCATCCAGCGCGGCTTAATTACATAGTTATTATTGCCCTGCTTAATCGAAATATTTGCAAGTGAAAGGTCCTCTAAAAGGTCTATTCGATATTTATGGAACCCTTCAGTAACTGGTACTACATATTTAATTTCACGGTATTCACTTTGTTCGGCTATTACTTCCGCCGTCTCACCAGCTTTAACAGTAATGGATTGAAGCAACCGCCACACTCTACCGCCGCTATGGTCCTCAATCATTCGCCCTTGACTTAAGCTCACAGCATTTGTTGACCGGTTAATGATTTCAATTAAGTGCTGACACGGCGTACCTATAGGCAAAATGCCTTTATTTGTAGCATCCGCAATAATTGAGCGGTCACGTGTTTTGGTAAATGGTTCAATTGAAGCAATATCGATTTCTGGACCAAATGCAGTCAAAAAACTAGCCATAGAACGCAGCTGGTGAACGACAAGTGGATCTTGAGCTTTATAGCGTTCCTGAATCTCATAATCATCTATCGCTGCTTGGAGCTGGGCTTCAAAATCAGCTTGCGTTAATGTCATATGTCTCACCTGTTACTGATTTACCCAATCGGTCTGCTACTTGGTTAAGATCTATATTCACATTCATGATGCTTAAATGAATATGAACCGTCTCAAATCCTTCGGTTTGTGAATACAGGGCTAATTGGTCAGAGTTAAGCTCAGATAATATTGGTAGATCCTTTTTCATCTTAATAAGAAAACTATCTGCCACCCTCGAGTCTAAAGGTGCCATTAGCAAATCATAAAGAGGTGCACCAAAATCAGAACCATACTTCCCATTGACCGGATGATTAAGCCAGTACTCAACCATGTCTAAAATTGTTTTAGATGTGATCATTAAGAAGTTGCTCTATTACTGAAAATCATCAAAAGCTTTACTAGTATTGCAGTGCCGATCTGGTAAGTTGAAAAAATGGTGAAATAGATTATGAATATCCATAATGAAACGCTTAATGCATCAAAATATGAAGCAACGTTATAGATTCGCCAATCAACAAGAATAATAGTGATCAATACACATGCCATACTTATGAAATACATATATCTGATTTCTTTAAATAAGAGGCTTATAGGCACATGACGGAATTGTTTAATATACGCAGCTTTATTCTTGCTATTCCATCCTGTAACAACGGAAAGATAAGCTAAAAATGCAAGAATTAAGACAATATCAATACCGATTTGAATTTGCATAAAAAACACCCTTAATACAGTTCTTATTAAGGGTATTGCTTTTGTATATATGTAAGCGTGAATGGTTCCATATTTGAAAATAGGAAAAGCATGGATTATTATATATACAAAGCCCGCTCCACTTATGACACGAGAACGTATAGGGTCATAAGTGTAGGTTAGAAGATGTCGCAACCCATCTCTAACTACCGGGCTTTTTTTAATGCACTTCAAAAGCTGTAAGCAGCCATGCATTACTACCTTCTCGCTTAATCAATGACGCTTCATGCGAATTAAATACAATATTTATTCTTGTAGATAATCCACGTTCTGTACGCCGTTGTGTACTACCTTGAGCGATTGTTTGCACAATAGTATCCACAAGCATATGCACAACTTCATCATATGTCATGCCATCACTTTCCATACGGCGCTTGATAATATGCTTAATGCCCTGTTTATCACTGCCATACTCAAAATCCACCCAGCCTAGATCATTACGATACATAGCTCTATGCACTGTGGTTTTTTCCATAATGGCTTTGTTCATTGCAGCTTTACCACGTGTGATATTTGCTGTAACTGATTTGATTGGACTCGCACTATCAAATTCAGGCTTTCCCAGTTCGGATTGACCAGCCTCCGAACTTATACCAAGTTGTTGCTTAGCATGTTCAATTTGTTCCTTCAGTTGGTCACGCTGAGCGGTTTGTTTTGCTAAATCTTCATCTAGCTTTTGTTCTTGTTCTTGTACTTCTTTAATTTTCTGATCTACAGAAGTACGGCGCGGCGGCAAACTGACTTTATCCCGTTTATTTTGTTCTTGAATCTTTGATTGTGCTTCACGGATAAGTTTAGCTACACAACTCACGGCGTTTTCAAATGTTGGCTTATAGTCATCACTAAAATCGCCTGATAACACAATTACTTTGTCGTTCAGTTCGGCCTTGACCACATCTGCTAAAGCTCGAACATAAAGTGTGAGCGTAGCGCCACCTGAAAAGAAAAATGCAACTGGTAAAACGCTAACACCAGCAACACGCTTAATTTTGCGAAATTCTGGTGTAACAATCGTTTGGCCTGTTGCTTTTTCTAATGCCGATTGAATCTTTTTAATGTATGGAGTGGAAGCTGTAACAGCTGCAAGATTAAGACTGCCCATGAAAAATAACCTCATATCAATGAGGCTATTTTGATATTGCTAAAACCTAAATAATGATAAAGGTTCCATCCAAGTTTCAAAGCATTGCACTTAATTAAAAATATACTACACATATCATCTAATTAAATGATACAACTGAATGATAGGCCACAAAGAATGGCTGAAACATCATTAATTTATTTACACGGAATTTTTAAATGTATTTTGTTTATGAAGGTCAAAAGATCACCCTTGACCCAAATAAGATTCAACAATTTGGCAATAACTTAGTTTATGCAGACACACTACTGTGCAATACAAATGAATTAATTGTTAGTAAACATAATGGTCAAGAAATCTCAATTTCTACTAAAAAATTTACACCCTTTTTTAATGCTACTTTTCCTCAAATGAATGTTCAAATCCAGTGGCTGAATATTCAAAAGACTGCTGAGTTAAACACGTTAATCGATATCGATAATTCTCTAGTTAATAACAAAAACGATAAGATTCCATTGACACTAGCTCAACAGAAAGTTCTCAATGTAAAAAATCCAAAAACTTTTGATTCTCGCTATGAAAGAGAATTAATTATTAAAAATCTCTCTAGAGCAATTCAAGATTTTGTGAAATGAAAAAAGCCAGCTAATAGCTGGCTTTTTATTAGGGGAGTCCTATTTAGACATCTTTATATTTTGATAAGCCCTTATCGATTCACAGGTTCGAAAGGAAAGCGTTTTAAAACCTTCCCAAGTTCAAGCACCTCATCTTTATGAAGAAAATCCCACAATTGATTAAAGCGTTCACGCAATTGCACAACATTAACTGGTGTGTGGTGTAGTGAATATTGCTGTACAGAAACTGCTCCGCTTTCTTGAATCGATATCCAAAAGTTTTTAGGTCCTTTTGGAGATTGATACTTTAGCTCCTCACCTAATTGCTGTGCAATGTCATAAGCAAGAGGGTTTTCTAATGCTGGATAACGAGCAGCGAGATTATCTACAAACTTTTCTAAACGTTTAAGTGTATCTGTTTCAGCTGGAACTAGCTCTTGTAACGGCAAGAGCTCAAGATACTGCTTCGCCTCATCAAAATGGATTGAAAGCAATTGGCTATATTTAGCAATTCCAAAGTGGCGATTATGACGAATCCACATTGAAGCTCTTAAGCTTCGATCCCTCCCTGCACGGCGATCAACTATCTCGTGCAGTGCATTTTGTTGTTCTGGAGAAATGGTTAAGCGTTGGTTTATTGCTTGCCCTTTAGTCCAGTATTCCCACAGCACATCGTCGCACTCTTGCTGGTACATGATCACAGTATCTCGAATTTCGGGATTAACCTTGTTTGGACTTATAGTCATTAACCATCCAAAAAGCTTACGAACAGGTAAACAAACCATATTGTACTGTTTACCATCTTTTCCAGTTGTCACTATTTCAGTGATAACTGAACTAAATCTTTGTTTTAACTTTTCATATTGTGATTGCCATGTGAGGCCCATTCCTTCAACAATTGGGCGCATGGCAGTAAATGGCTGATTGTTGAATTCAATAATTACTAAATCAGCACTATGAAAAGGTACATTAATTTGTGTTAAAGTACGCATGTTGTTGCTCCTATGCAATGACAGGCCTCGTTTTCTTTCCACGGACTGCGAGGCTTTTTTGTGGTTAAAAATTTACATATTGTTCTTCTGTTAGATTACTTAATAAATTAAAAAAAAGTAGGTCGAGTTTCCTTAGTTAATTTCTGTCTAGGAAATTCACTTAATATTTTGACTGCTTCCACAGGATCTAACTGTGAAGTAAATGGAACTGATAATTGAATAAATGATGTTTTATCTGTTTCCAAAGCTGTATCCAGCACATCTTTTACTTCATTGTAGCGCGGCTTCCTTTGCGCGGTTAGGAAAAGTCCATCAAAAATAATATAAATCTCGTTTAATCCTGGTAATTGGACTTTCGCAATTGCTCCCATGAGGGGCAAATTAGTTTCAGGCCCGTCATCTCTACTAAACCCATCAGTAGGTGTACGATAAGTCGCAAATAAGATTACTTCTTGACAATTAGGTAGCTTCAAATAGTCGAGCAAATTAAGACAATTTCTCGTGGTATTACTTTCGTGATATCTGTGAGCAATTATTAAATCTTCATTATTGTAGAGCGAGGCAAGATAATTCGCATAGGGTAAATATCTTTGGCAAGATTTGGTTATGTAATCTGATCTAGAGGAGAAAAGATTTGAGTTATGTACTTTATCTTTTAGAAAGTCATCAATTTTTCGTGTTAAAGATATGGGAATTGTAACGTTAATCTTTTCAGTCTTTTCCGCATAGATTGATGTATCAATTGTTATGACATGAAAAAAAACATCTTTATCACGTTTTTTAAATGTTACTGAATTAATTTCAGTCGGCTCAGGAATATCAAGACCTTGGTCACTTAGAAAATCAAAATACTCAAGCGTCTTCTCATATACCTTCCTAATCACCTCGTCATAACTGGAACCAGTAGCATTAATATTCGGTTTATCAAAAAGTGCAGCCTCATAAATATCTTTTTTAAAGAAAGACTTAGATTCTGTAATCTTTACAGCAACTGTATAGTTTTTCACCAAGAACTCCTTTTGAATGATATTTCAGATTTTTAGACACCTTTTTTAATAATAGTTCTAAAAAAAAATATTGTCAACAAATTTAAAATCAAATAGTTATTAATAAAAATTCAACTTATTGAAATTATTAATTTTAAATTTATAACCCCAAGATTCCAAAATTAAAGATTTATAGAGTTACAACTCTATACTGTGATTTTATTTGCTTCACTTACGTTAAGTTAAGTTAAGTTAAGTTAAGTTAAGTTAAGTTAAGTTAAGTTAAGTTAAGTTAAGAATAGATCAAGTTATATGAAAAAAAAATGCCGTGATAACTATCACGGCGGTTTTTCTTGATCATATTGGAAAAATCACAAACCCTTACATGGATTATTTAGAGGTGTCACAGTAGCAACACTACTTGCACTTCCACCCAATTGTTTATACTTGGCAAAGCTTTGATTTAGAGTTTTTTGCCCATACTCGATCCGTTGAGCAGCTGCATAACGCCTATCTAAACGAGTGACACCGCTAAAACTTTGTAACCTATCTTCTTCTTTTAAAACGTCTTGTGCAACTTTAATACTATTTCGTGCACTAACAACATTAGAGGATTCTATAAATAGCTTATAATTATTAGTACTTTTGCATAGATTAATTTTTTGTCTATTTTCCCGCTTCTTAGCATCAATTAAACGGGCTTGTTCCTCCCTCTCCGCATCGGCTCGATCTCTTGCTTGTTTTGCTAAACGGATTTCTTCTTCCCATTCCTCTTTTTCCCGTTCTTTAGCATTCTTTTTATTAATTGCTTCAATATATTCAGCCTCTCTTAACTCACTAACTTTATTTAAGTACTTGTCATAAGCCATCATAAATTTTTCACCACAACTATTGGCAATAAAACGATGGCGCATTTGAAAAGTTTTTACTAGATTGTTTTTGCTATTTTCATCTAATTCAGGATTATTGATTCTAGCAATGTCAACTAAATCATAATAAATGTCCACATTTACATCTGAAGAACTATATATTCCTTGCTTATATATCAAATTATTAAAAATTGAATCTGAATAGGCATCAGGATTTGGCGTTCCCTGTAAGGCTGCAATTTTATATTGTGTATCTAATATTACATTGCCAGTTGTCCTTTTATAGAACTTACAACTTTGCTTAGAATCTAAACCATATTTTTCTCGTAAAAGAACATAAAGTTCGTCCATGCCACCATAAGACACTTCAGGGTTTGTACTTAATAAATCACAACTAAAAATACAAAGTTCACTAACTACCTTTGTCGAATTAATATTTTCACTGTTGGTAGCAATTATTTGTTTATTCAGAATATCATTAACACTTGTAGCAGCTTGAACATAACTTGAAAAAGCTGCCGTAACTAAGAAAGATAATTTTAATAATTTTAAAGTCATATATATCCCAAAACTAAACGTCTAATTTCCCCATTCCAATGCCGCCAGTTAGAGCATGAGCAAGGAAACGATCACTAACATTCTGCCCGATGTTACCATTATTCTGATTTACAACAACAACTTCCTGTGGGTTAGGAGTATTTAAAGGTTGCTTAAACGGCGTGACATTAGTTAATAATCTATTTTGATTATTTAATGAAGGTTTTGCTTTTGTAGTAGCTTGGGGAACGATAGCTTTTTGGGTGCTTAAAACACTAGCAACTTTAGCTCTTGTATTTTCCACAATATGACTTGATTTCAAATCTGATACAGCTGGGGTATTTTCTTTAGGTAGATTAGTTTTCTGTTCCTGAACGGTTTTATCAATGTTAGCTCTGTATTTATATTCCTTTTCTAAATGCGGTCTATAATCAAATGACTTCCCATTGCGAAGCTTTGTTTGCCCATACGCCCATCTTACATATTTTGTGCCGAGAACTCGGGCAATATCTTCTTTTGATGCATTTGGGTTTTTCTGCATATAAGCTTTAACTGAAGCATATTCTGGATTCGTTTCGATTTCATGCTTCATAAATGCACCTTGTGCATCTAAAGCTGCTTGGCTCCGTACCATATTACCGTTTGCATCAAGTAATCCCCTTTCCTTCATATATGCCGTAAGCCGGTCTTTACGAGCTCCTTGCCAAGAAATCATTCCCATATTTATTCCACCAGCTTTATCTTGATGTTTACCAAACAAGTATTCATCTCGATAATCATTTTCTCGACCAACGGAAGCAGTTAAACCAGCAGCCCAATTATCATTAAAACCTGCTTTCTTCATAGCATTGTAAACTGCAAGTTGCTTTTCCTTAGTTTTTTCACCAATTGGAGAAATAGTTGATCCATAAGCAGGTACATTTTTATTTGCTCCAAAACCCGGCTTATAAACTCCTTGCCCAATGCCCCATGTGGGAACGCCGTCATGAAATGGATTAAAGCGATTAAATTTATCCTTAATGAAATCTAAGGTATCACTAGCAGTATCTTTAACACCGTCTACAACTTTTGATGCTGTACCTTTTGTCAGTTCAAAAGCATTGGTTGCATAGTTAACAAACCCTTTCCAAGCAGTATTAATAATACCTGGTACATCTGCAGCAATTAATGAATCTGTCCACTCTTTAAAATACGGCGCAACTACGGTACCTAGCTTATTCCCAATCCAAGAACCAGCCATACCACCAATTAATGTTCCAACTGGACCAAATAAAGACCCGACAGTACCACCAATTACTCCACCCGCAAGACTACCAACAGTACCGCCTTTTTCTTGTGTGCTTTGTTCATTCCAATCTAATAATGATGCACCAGCAGCCAATGCACCTATTACGGGTAGACCACGGCCAAACTTAAGAAATTTACCTAAGCCCTTTCCTAATTTCCCTACACCTTTCTTTCCTTTGCCTAGAGCACCACCTAGAAGCCCACCACCAGCAGATAACACGGAAGTAAGCAATTTCCCTAGAGAACCTAACAAACCACCCTTAGACGCCAAATTATCGGCAATACGCTGCAATAACTTTATTTGTTTGCGGTTATGGTTCTCTTGTTCACGAGGTAATGGCTCATTTCTCTTTTTACTACGCATCAATCCAGTTAATGGCCGCAAAGCTAATCCTGCTGCACGGCGTACAGGTGAAAGTAAATGACCAACTTCATTGATTGCGTCAACTGTAGGATCTACACCTTGTGTTGAGTTCGGCATTACTCCTTTAATCGCCGTAGATATCGTTTGGGCAACTTTACGAATTGATGATTGGTTTTGGGGTTCATTAGGGTTTGATACAAAACGGCCTTTTTCGTCACGCTCTGGTACACTAGGATTTACAATTTTTGATAAGTCATCATGACTATTAATTTCTATAGCTGGTTTTAAACTCTTAGGTTGGTTAATTTGTTTCTTTTCTACAGTCTTAAGGTCATCAACTGATTGCTCCAATACACCTGCAAAGTCTTTGACAAGCTTGTCTGCAACAACAAATGCTTGAGTGATTGGATTTGCTTTTTCTTTTAATAAATCTTCAAAATCTAAAGTTTGTCTATTATTGACAGCATTAAGCATCTTTTGAAATTCAGTCAGTTTAGGCTGAGGCTGTGCGAGCTGTACTTTTTGCTCTTCAAAGCTTTGAGTAAGAATATCTATGATCTTCTCAATATTTGAATCAATCGTACTTACTTTTTTTTCAACTCGTTTCATACCAATAATGAAACCAAGTTCATCATAAGATAAAACTGGATTATTGTGATTTGAATCTGTCATAACAAAAATGCCCCATACTGATATAGGGCATTTTGAATCATAATTATTTTTGAATTTTTAAGTGTTCCAACCAAAAATTTAATTAAAACTTAATCTTTAGAAAATAATTATTATGATCCAAAACATCTAATTCAATTTGGTATCCTAGATCGATTAGGGACTGTTGTAACTCATTGACTACTGCCATTGTAGCTCTTGATTTTGATAAGGTGAAAGTCATTTCTTTCTGTCCTTTTGCGGCAAGAGAAGTAATAAATACACCTACTTCTTGTTTCAATTCCTCAAGTGTAGATGGCTGTGCAGATTCTGAGATTTTAGCTGCTTCTGCTGCTGAAATAAGGGTCATAACTTAATACTCTATTTAATTAATGATTTTAAGCACTTTGTAAAATATAAATGCCACATGCATTATAATTAATAGAAAGATAATAATTTCAATGGTGTAAAGTTTTATATAAAATCTATTCATTTTTATCATCTGGCTCTACTTCACCTGCTTCAATTAGCGCTAACTTACGCATAAACGCCTCTTCTTTTTTCTTCTTCATATTAGCTTTAGCGATTGCCATTCTTTCTTCAGCACCCGAAATAACAGAACTACGCCGTGCTTGAACTTCCGACTGGTCTTTAAGATCATCTACATCTAAGCCCCAGAACATTGCTTCTGTCTTGGCAATGTTAGAAATGCTGATACTTTGCTTAACGTTTAAATCTACAACTTGACATATAAGTCCCATCTTGAACTTGACTAATGCTAATTGTTCCTCAGTTGGATTATTTAAATTCAGTACTTCATCTCTAATATGAATAACACTATCGATAGTGTCTGTAATTAACTCTCCAAGCTTATGAGCTCTTATACGGTTGTTTTTGACAACCAAAGCTGACTTTAGATAGTTCTCGTTGACTGTAGAACGGCCACCGTTGTTATGACCACTATTTTTTGAGTTTTGACTATTAAATTCAGCAATATTTGACGTTTTTTT